ATTTTTTTGCTTATCTGTCATCTTGCTATAAGCAAGCTCAACAAATTTTCCAGTTTTTTCATCTTTTACTTTATACTTCTTTTTATTAGATTTTAATTCGGCCAAATCAACGCTATTAAGTTGACCGTAATATTCATTTAATTCGGCTATTTGCGCAGCTGTGAAGTTTCCTATATCACTATACTTACCTGTAAGCTGTCCTTTGTTTACGCCTACAAGTATTGCATCTTTTTGTATATCACTCACTGAGTAAGGATAAACTTTTACAGGCAATGCACTGTTAGCGACTTTTTGGAATACTCCCCACCAACCACTACCGTATTGCCACTTAACGTCACCAGTATATGGGTCATATTGCTTAGGATATGCATACGCAATACCGGGTATAGTTTGTACAACTTTACGTTCAAGCATTCCTAAGAAACCGCTGCTGTACTTAACTTTGTGATTGTAAGTAGCACCGTTTATAACTTTTAAGAAGTTCGGTATAAATGATGACAACGTATTGTCAGTCATATTTACAAGTACATCACTAAAGCTATTTGCATATTCGAAAATAGAATACAAGTCACTGAATGTACTATCTACAAACACTTGGTCAAAGAAAGCGCCGGCGCAATCAAGGAATACGCTAAACCCGTTCTTGCCAGAGTTTTTCGACTTAGCAACGATACCATCATCAGCAAAGAAGTTAGCAAATACCATTCCAAGTAAGATACCTTGCGTACCGAATAAGTTGCTTATATCAATATAAACATCACCTATTCTCAACTTTATTTTGTTATCTTGTTCGTCAATACCTGCCATACCAAAGCCACAAAGTAAAGCGCCGATAATAAAGCCTACTGTACCGATACTTCCTTTACCAATGTTACGTTTTACAATATATGACGCGAAACGACCGGTGGGTCCCATACCTTTTAGAGCGTCAGCATCCATCTTAGCAACTTTGTTTTCAAGCTTCGCATATTCTATAATTGCTTTGCCTAAGCCTAACGGTGTATAGTTAAGGCCCTCTTTGAACCAGTTCCAAGCACTAACTGCAAAAGGCGCAATTTGTTTATAAATAAAGAAACCGCCTTCTGACATGTGAGTTCTAAGTGCTTTTTCCATAGCACTGAAGAAGTTTGACTTGTGCATATAGTCCCAAGCAGCCATCTTGTAAGCATCAACTATACGAGCTTGTACCTCATTAGATATACCGTGGTTAAGGTTTATATCGTCTTCGGTAAGTATCTTGCCAAGATAACTTGCAAAAGCTTTTCTAACCCAAGGGTCATCACTTATTGCTTTGTAAACAAGCTGACTCCACATATTTAAGCCTTTGGCATTTTCACCAGCTTTACTTATTTTCTTCCACCAGTTAGGTACTTTGAAGGTTTCATCGTTGAATATTTCACTTTGTACACTAGCAACAATCATATTAGCTAAGTTCTTGCTAGCGCTTTGTTTACTCTCAAGAAATTCACCAGCCGTATATTTGTTTATAGATTCACCGAGCATATCATAGAAGCCGCTGTCAAGAATATAATCTTTAACAAAGGTTGCAACTTCTGGAGAAACCGCCGTGCCTCTAATTTGATATTGGCCATACATTGTTCTACGAACACTTACTTTGTCTGCAACATCTTGTTTATATTGTAAGTCAGTAAGTCTGTACTCGTGGTCTAAAGTTATAGTAGCTTTAGTATCTTGAAGTTTCTGTACTAAGTTAGCATCATATAAGTCTTTGTATTTAGCAACAGCACTGGTCTTATATTTTTCTTGCGCAGCTATTTGCTTATCTAATTTTGCAATAGCAGATTCATAGTTTTCTGTAAATCTTTCTTCTGTTACAAAATTAGTTTTATAACCAACAGTGTCTTCCGCAAAGTGCACAAGTGATTTCTGTGTCTCAGTCAAATTACGTTTAGGCTTGGGCGCAACTTTTGTTTTACTAAACTTATTTTCAAGTTTGTTGAGTACTCCGAATGTTGCGTCACCTATAACCGCGCTAACTTTATTTGCTACTTTAAGCATTTGGTTAGATGTCCAGTTTCTTAACCAAGTACCCGGCGAGCTAAGCATAGCCATACGTTGGAATTTCCAAAGCTGGTCAAATACACCGTATTTATTTGTGCCTTTATATTGTGCAACGCCTTCAGCATACATTTTGTTAAATAACTGATTAAGCTCTGCAATATTGGCCAACGTAACTTCGCGCGACTCAGATATATCCATACCGTCAGTATCTTTGATACTAATTTTACTTGTCAATTCAGCGAGCTCATTCAATGTAGCTTCACTAAAGTCTACTCGCATAGACGCTGCCAAGGCTTTTACAATATATTTGCTTGGGTTAAAGTCTTCAAGAACTTGCTTAGATATTGCTAATTCTGTACCTGCGGCGCTCGCACTGCTTGACACAATACCTTCGATAGTAACTAACTCCTCAGGTGTCAATTGGAATATAGCGTATTTGCCACGCGAGTTAGAATAAATATATGCAAGTGTATACATACTTATTGCTCTATACGTAGACAAGCTATCTGCGTCAGCGGCATTTATAACCGGAGATGAATTTTGGATAAATTTAACAATATCACGAGCTTCCTCAACGGTCATCGTAGCAAGAGTTTCTGCATTTTCAGATACAAAGGTTGCTAACGATTTACGAGTATGCAACTCGCCTTCTGCTGTCAAATACTTTACCTTAGTTTTACTTAACGTCTTATCAAAGTTAGTATTAAGTAGCTTGTCAAATTTGTCAGGCATAGTAAGATTACTTACAATAGATATGTTAGTAGAGCCTTTAGTATTTACATATACAACTTTTGAGCCAGACGATTTAGCAGCATCTCTGGTGGCTTTAAGCTTAGCCTTTAATTCTTTTATTGTAGCTTTAGTTTTAGCAAGTGCATCCTCAGCAGTCAAAAAGCGTTCACGGCCAACTTTGATAGCATAAGCTTTAGCAGCCAATTCTTTGAAAGTTTCTTCGAGTTGAAGTACTTTTACAATATCTATCGGTCGAGTTTTACCATTGCCTATATCTTCACGCGGTAAGCTGTATTTACCACTTTCAGAATATACAAGTTCAGGATATTCATCTGTAAAGGCTTTGAGTTCTTCTGGTGTGAGAAGCTTGCGTATCTTTTCAGCCAGGTATTTTACACTTTGAGCTACTTTGTATCTGGGTCTTTCTAACGTGCCACCTTTAGCATTTTTTAAGTTATTTGCTATTTGTTCGCGTAACTCTGCAAAGTCAGTACCAAGTGTATACTTGTAAGCGAGATATTCAACATCGAGGTCGTCGTCGCGCATGTCTGCAATTTTTTGTCTCAAAGGACTTATCCAGTTACCTTCATCATCTGTATCGTGACTTAATGTTCTTTGAATAAGCTTAATATCTTTAAGCAACACGTCGTCAGAAGACTGCTGCAAGCTTGCGATATATTCATTTAACTTATTTTCAAAGACTAATGTTTCACGTTCAGCTCTTGATGTATCTGCAATATCATTGAACCACGATTGTCCAAGTTCAGAACTTATTTCTGCATTGACGTCTGCTATAGTTTCACTTAAGCCTCTTGCACCTCCATCTTTACTGTCAGATTCATAATCAAGTGATATTGAAGAGTCTCTGAGCTTTTGGTTTATAGCTAAGGAACGAGCCCAAGATGCAATAGCTGCGCCAGACTCAATATTACCTACAAAACCATTAAGTATAGATATACGTAATAAGTTGTAACTAATATCTAAGTTTTTACCGCCTATCTTATCAAAGCCATTATATACTTCGTCGTATCTGCGCTTAAAGTTTGGTTGTTTAAGTAATTCATTTACATTCCTAAACAATGTTTTAACATCCATACTATTTACCAAAGCTTCAGATAAACCAAAAGCTTCGGCAACTTCAGGGTTGCTTAACAATAAACCACGAATAGCCGAACGAGTAGCATATAAACGTTTAACACCCTCAGTAGCCAATTCATCAAGTACACGAGCCGAAGTGACGTACTCATTCTTAAACCAATATTTATTAATTAGTTTAATTGTATTATTTATTTCAGGTGTTATAGTTTGATAAGACGCAACATATTTCAGAATATCCGAAACAGTACGCATTTCACCGTTACGAACCTTACGCATAAACTCAGGGTCAAGGTAACGTTCATTGCCCGTTGTAGCAATAATTAAGTCCTTGATACGAGTATCTGCAAGAACATAAGGTTTGCCTTCTCTATGGGCGGCTTCCCACAGGTATTTCATATTACTATGAGAGGCTTCTTCTTTGTAAGTAAACGAACGACCTTCGCTCTTAACACGTTTAGTTTTGCCTGCCTTTTGGTTCATAGTTTGGCCAAACTCTTCAGCAGTCAATTCTTTTTCAGTGCTTGTTTCTTTAGATACCTTTTTAGCTAATGCAGATTTTATCGGTGTGGTGTGCGTTGGGTCAATATACATTGTGCCCCACGGCATTATTATATCACCATTAGATGTTGCAATAATAGGCAAGAAATGCTCAGGGCCATTAAGCGCATAGCCACGCGCCTCAGCTTCACCTGCAACGTTAGTGTATACAAACCAAGCAGCTGCTTCAATATCATTGCTTGCACCTACTCGTCTCTTGTAAGCTTCAGAGAATACGCTTGGAACGTACTTCTTTAATTCACTCACAAGTTTGTTCTTATTTGCAGTAGTCCATTTATCAATAATTTCACGTGGGTCATAACCAAACGTGAGGTTATTATGATATTGTACAGCGTGAGTAAATTCATGAGTAAATGTACCAAGCTTCAACGGAGCTGTGTCGTCTAAGTTGACATACAATGTATTTGTATTTGGGTCAAAATAGCCGCCTTCATTACTGCCAAAATGCTCTCCTTCAACAACTACATCTTTAACACCGTATTTAATAAAGTCGTTATTTACAAATTCGTGTATTAATCTTCGCTCACCTTTTTTCAATGAGTCAATATTATCAAAGAAGTTCTTTGTTAACAATTCCTCAGCATAAAGTATTTTAGATAATACTACTTTACCATCTTCTGTTTTTACAAGATAATAGTCTGAGTCTTTTAATATTTTTCCAAGATACATTTCAACGGTATCTGCAGACACTTCACCATATTCAGTACGAATCTTAGCAAGTGTGCTATCGCTCAACAAAGATATATCCTGTATAATATCATTAATAGTTAAGCTAGCTTTTACGGCGTCAGGAATATTGTCAGCTAACTTAACTTTGTCGAGAATAGTCTCGCCGATTTTTCCAAGGCCTTCAAAACTTTGCTCGTTTACAACATCATATGATTTAGTGCTTTGACTCAAGTCTTCTGTCTTACCGCCTTTTCTTGTAGACATTTCTTTACTAATAACGACGGCGTCATAAACTTGCTCAGTCAAAGGTCTTACTGCAAAACGATTAGGCACAGCCTTTGATAAATCATAATCAAAAGTATATTTATCAGCAGTAAAATCTTCAAACTGGCTTCTGTAGTATGCAATAGGGTCACCCTCAAAATCATCGTTGATAGTTTCTTTTATATCTACGTTGCGAGGCATTGTAGATACTGCTGCGATTTCGGTAAGTCCCATTTTTGACATAAACGCATTAAATGTTTTACCTGCATCTGTACGAATATCAGCATAATGAATATTATCATACTCATTAGCTACTCGCATTCTATAGCCAGATATTTTATTTAACTCACTAACAGCCTCTGCAGAGTATATACCTCCTTTTGAGAATTTTGTAATAAGACTTTGGCGCATATCGGCAGTCATACTCTTTGCATACAAATTTAGAGTATCTTCGAATATATCTAAATCTACAGTTGTAGGCACAAATGTTTTGCTTTGCGCTTTTTGTAACCATTCTAGTTGCGCGCGATAATCTGCAATATAACTTTTTTGCTGACTTGTAAACATAGACAAAGTTCTATATCCAACATCACCGCTACGTAAATAGTATACTAACAATGCTTTTGCAATATTATCATTTACAACTTTGAATGTATTTTTATAGATAGCATCTTGAGCATTCTTTATACTAATACCCTTAGTTATAATATCTGTCTTAGACAACAAAGTTACAATTTTATCAATACCAGATTTGTCAAGAAGCATATTGATAAACGTATTGTCAAAGTACAACTCTCTAAGAGCTTGGTCTACTGTTACATTATTATCATTCTTGAACTCTTTGTATATATCAAGAATTTGGCCGAGTACTCCTTTTAATTGCGGTGTAGCAACAATTGTTTTTACAAGATTTTGTTCTGCTGCATTACGGAATATTTCATTTGTAGAGCAATTTCGTATGATATTACGCGGCGCAACTAAAGTCTTAGACTTTTCATCTTGTGCAATACCTATACCGTCTTCAGCTGTGACAACCTGCTTAAAGTTACCATTATTAAGAATTTCACTGATAGCCTCGATTTCATTAATCTCTGCAACATCTTGCTCTGTTCTTTGTGCCATGGGCTTTTGCTCAAGTTGCTTAGCTTTTTCATCTGCAGACTTTTTAGTGAAGCCTTCCACAATTTTAGATATTTTACTTTCTTTCAATTGTTTCTTGAATGTAGGATTGCCTTCAACTTTGAAATCTACTTTAAGGTTATTTATTTGCTCTATAAGTTTATTCGCTGCGTAATTGCTTATATACTCCGAAGACTTTTCAGCTTGGAGCATAAACTCATCAACAGCCATAGACTTACCCGCAACAACACGGTCAATCTCTATTTCAGTAGTATTTAACCAGTCTGCAATACTTGCACGTAAACCGGAAGTCTTAACGTTTTTTATTGCGTCAATGACACCCTTAAAGGTTGTAGCTTTTTCAATTTTATTGTTTACTTGCTCAGACCCGCGAGCATTGTATTTAACAAATGCTTTGAATTCAGCCAAATCATTTTTAAGCACATCATAATCTGCATTAAGAGCAACATCTGATACATAGTCTACTCTGTTCATAGCTACAGCATTTTCACTAATAGCATTGAGCAATTCAATAGCTTTACCATAACGTTCTTCACCAAGACTGCCAAATACCTCAGTAATAGTCTTAACTGTAGTATAAGTACCTGACATTAATTGAGTACGTTCTTCAATAGACAATGAATCGTCGTTAAGCACTCGCATAATATCTTGTGACAATACGTCGATATTGTTATAGTATTTGAACGATGCAAATTTACCTAACTTCTTAGTCTTTATTTCGCCTTTCTTATCATACTTAACTTCGCCCTTTTTATCAACTTTGGCAATACCCGTATCAAAACGCTTAGTTGCCATAACATTGAAAGTAGTACCGGCTAATGACATTACAAAGCCCATCATAAAAGCATCGACTATTGATTGCATATTCCATTCTGACAACTTGCTATAGTCTTCAGCCATAAGGCCAAATGCTTTATTAATAAGATAGCCACTGTAATCTTGCAATACTTCTTCGAAGCCTTCTTGCAAGTTGCTCTTAAGCAAACTTACTAAGACCGCACCTTTTCCAGATTTTATAGCTGCCTTACTATAGCCGTAAGCCATACTATCAATAAGAGATGCGCCGAAAACTTTATCTAAGCCTCTTTCAATAGCCGATTCGACTGCCGCACGTATAGCAGCATTTGCCATTAATTCTGCAGTAGGTCTGGTAGCTAATTTAGGGTCATTAAATAACTCTTTCATATTGCCAGAGGCCATAGAAGCATAAAACATAGCGTGAGAAGCTTCTCCTACAAAAGACGCACCAGCACTTCCAGCTCCAAATATGTTTATGCCTACTTTATTCAATACCATACTAGTAGCCATACGGCCGAGCGAGTCAAAGCCTGAATACAAATATTGCGAAGCGCCGTTTACAAAGTTATTTGTTTCAGGGTCCATAACAACATCTGCAAAAGCCTCGTTCATCTCTGTTATATGAGTATCATTAGTAAAAGCAGACTTAAAACCAATATCAAAAAGTTCATTCTTGTTGGCATATTTATCGCCTTGTGACGCATTTTGTATACCTAAGTAAATACCTTCAAAATAATTTGCCAAGTTATTTACACTGTCGACTACGCCCTGAATAAAGCCCAAAGGAGCGGCTGCGGCAGTACGACCCCAATCTGCGGCGCTCATATCTTTCATTTTTTCAAAGATATTTTTGCTAGCTTCTTCATCTTTAGCTAATTGTGCCAAATAAGTATTTTTACGTTGATTTGCAACTTCTTGAAGTAACGACTTGGTATAGTCGTATTCTGTAGTTTCATAGTCTTCATCAAGATACAACAAATTACCTTCGGCATCCGTTTGTTGAACTTGCTTAGTAATACCACCATCACTGCTAGTCGTCATATTCGGCACTTTGCGTGTTTTTGTGACTTTAGTAATGGCATCACCAAAGGCTTCATTAGCTATAGCAAGAAAACGCCCATCAGACGTAAGAAAGTCCGAATTGTAATTGGACTGCAATTCGGACAAGGTTTTACCTTTTTTACCATACTCATCAACTGCTAACAAGTATTCTTTCAAGCGGTTAGAGTTGGCCATCATATTCCAATCTTCGTTATACTGGTTTATCAGCTTATTTGACGAATACTTGTTTTTAAGTTGTTCGTACGGGTTTAAGGTTACATTGGTTGATTTAGTTATCATAGTTATACTCCTTCACGACTCTTCGTCGATATTTTGAATATCTTTATTATATATCGATTTTAATATATAATAGATTGATTTTATGATTAAGATAGATTATTTATATTGCCTAATTAATATTATATATTAAAATAATTAGACATTCGAAGCTTTACTTGTTTGATAAGCCGTGATTTGAGCTTGACGTTGTTTAGACTGCAATAAAGTAATCATTGAACCTAGTGTATCTAAATACGCGCGCTTTGCTGCGGCTTCATAAGCAGATGACGCATTTTCATATTCTTCAGCTGTTTGTAAGTCAGATATACCACCGGCCATTATGCCAGTACTTATTCCAGCTGTGCCTAACCCTGCACCAGCACCAACACCTGTAGCGGTCATTATAAATGACCCGATATAACCGAGAATAGCCATGGCCACGCCAGTACCGCCTGAAGCCTTATACTCTTTAGCAAGTTTCTTGTATTCTTCAGAAGTGCTCAATGCTTTTGACACTTGTTCTTTTATATAAGTCCAATCAATATCTTTTTGAGTTAAACCTATATGCTCAGAAACTTCTTTGAACTGGTCTATAGCAGACTCTATATTACTTACGTCTACACCCTTCTCAAGATGCTTGTATATTTTATCAAAGGCCTTATCAGTTTGTGATTTTGTCAAACCACCAAAGCGCTCAATAAATGAGTACTCGTAATCTCTCGACGTTCTGCCAGTCATTGTACGGAATGAGCCCGCTCTTGTTTGGTCGTCAGTTACGTCATATGGGTTATAAGACTTAGCCCATTCAAATAACTCGGGGTTTTTAGTTTGTAAGTACTCACCGAACGATGTTCCTTGTCCTTCACGTTGAGCTGCAAAGTTTTCAAGTTGGTCATAAAAATCTACACCCGCCAAAGTTAAATTACCTTCTTCATCGAATAAGCTCGAATACTCTCTGCGGACAGCACCATCAGGGTCAATGACATCTTCATAAGCAACTTGGCTAAGCTCGTCTAAAGTTTTAAGACGTCTATATTGTGAAAAGACTTTTGCAAGTTCATCTTCATCGAAACCTAATTTTGCGGCATCTTCGTAAATATTTTGCATTGCTGGGTTCTCAGAAAAATCATAAGTATAGTACTTGGCCCAGAGTGGGTCTCTTGTGTACTTAATATAATCTTCTTCGCTAAGTGTATTACGCATTTCTTCGTCACGCGCAACATAATAATCGCCTAACGCATTATTATAAGCTGCAAGATTTTCAGCTTCAGTACCCAAGGCAGTATCAATGCTCGATGTAACTTTATTAACGTTTTGTGCAATGGACTGCTTAGCGCCAGACAAGTCACTCATATATTTATCGTAGGCTTGAGTTATAGATTTTTGTACATCTTCAGATAATTCAGTTTTGTAACCCTCGCCCAGATTGCTTGATAAAATACTAGAACGTTGAGCCATAGCAGCTTTATAAGCTTGTCCTATTTGCTCACCATATTGTTGCTCAACTTGTTGCTCTGCTCTTGCACCGGCAAGTTCATTGGCAGTATACAAGGAGCCGAATGTTCGACTCCCTGCTGCGTTACGATAATCACTTAATATTGTTTGTTTAGCCTGCTCAGGCGTTTGTATAAAACCATTTGCCATTATCTCACCTGCCCTGTAATAAGATATTTTAGACTGATACAAGTAAGACTGAGCGGTATAGGCGTCTTGTCTTCCTCATCAATGTCTCTACAACTTTCAAGAACATATTGTACTTGGTTTACTTTATAATAGTTTATTCTCTTTACAAATGTACGAGTCAATTGAATTTTGTATTCAACTTCTTCAAACGACTTTTGCTCATTTGTGTCAGTCTGTTTACGATAATTTATAATACGTAAATTAAATCGCATTTCAGCCTGCTTACTATCATAATTATAACCAAAGAAAGTTAAATTGATAATATGCTTGTAGTAGTTTATAGCACTGAGATGCAACTTTTGACTTGTTATGTGCCAGTCAATTCTACCTGTTTCAATGGAGTTGCCATCAAAATAGTTGTCATTGTCTTTATCAAATTGATACAAATACTGGCCTTTAAGTATCAACGGTATTCGGTTAATTTCAATTAACTTCACTACATTACTATTATATGCAACTGGCCACCAACTATTACTACGCATATCAAATACAAAAGCGTCTGCAGTGCCAAGTCTATACAATATTATCCAGAAGTTATACTGGAATAATTTGATTGCGCCTTTATTCCATTTACTGAACACATCATAAACCGTGTCCGACAAGAATGTAAGCGCTTGTTCTTCCGATGATATAAAGTCTTGATAACTCATTGCAACAAAACCACGTTTAGTTACAAACATCGTGTACTTGTTGTCATACGAAGTAATAACATCGCTGCCGTTTTCACAGCCGAGAGGTATACGCGATTTGTAATAAGTATATGCAATACTTTCGATTTCGTTACGAGTAACCTTTACGGGCTTTACATAGTATATGCTATCCTTCAAGAATACGGCAAGTTCAGTGGCAGATATTGGATGCAAGTTAGTTATATCATAATCAAACTCTTGCGTATTTATTTCAGGAAAATACCACTTAAAGTCATCAACTTTTTGGAACGAACCTATTGCACTTATATACAAGTTTTTGCCTTTGCTTATAAAGTATTGCTCAAGCTCAGCTTCGTAGTCAAACACAATTATATTGTCATCACCATCATGCTCAACATCGAGATACACCTGCTCAGCTAAATTAGATGTCACGGCATTTCTTGTTAAAGACGTAGGGTCATTTGCATAAAAGTTATCTCCAGCAAAAGCCAAAGGAATATATGCTTGTAACATATTGAGTACCACAGTATCACCTACAATAAAGAAGCTTTTAGTTACTACCTTTAAGCCACTCGATAATGCGAGATAATAATCTGCGGTTTTCATAGCACCAGTAGGACCGCCAAGGAAAGTACCAAAATTAACAGTTCTTTCAGTCTTTTGTGTATCAGGTATAGTCGCCGAATGATTTACAATATCGTCATCTGACACAAAAATAGTCTTAAACTCTACGGCGCCGTCATCAGTATAATTCATACCTTTAACGTATGCCAGAGTCACAGACTTATTAGTATATTGCTGTTTGAAAGTATTCCAGCTATCAAGCCCAGAAGTAGGTCTATCGGTTATAGTAAAGCCTGGAGCCGATGTATTGCTATCGTTATACAAGATAGTTTGAGTACTATTTCTAATAACTGATGTATAACCTTCTGCACAGCATATTGACAATAAACCTGAATATGAGTTACTATCCACATGCTGAGTAAGCTTTCCTTTTTCATAAGTATATACACTAGTGTCGCTTGTTCTCACGGCAAATAATGCTTCATCAATAAAGTCGCCTTGTGCAAAGCTACTATTAAATGTAACACTACCAAAATCTACAAGTTTTGTCCAGTTAATATAAGGCACACGCGTTGTACCAACAAGGCGACCGCCTGCAAGAGTATACGCATAAGGGCCATCTTCTTTGAATAATACCGCAAACACGTGGTCTGTAGATTTACTTAATGCTGCTAAGCCTATAGCTCCTTCAAGAGTAGGAAGGGCCGTAAAGCTTCTGCCATCTTTGCTATAATACATATTGTAAGCTCCGTCGCCTATAAGTATTATTCCTGTATCATTTGCAAAGAACAATCTATGCCCCGATATACTGTCTACACTCATACCGAAATTTAACTTATCGACAATAGTTTCCTCGGCAGGAGACTTGAAATCGTGCAAAGTACCTAATAAAGTATTATCTTGTTTACGAACTTGTACCGTCTCTCCAATTAAAGCAGACGTATTTAACCCAAAGTCTGTGCTTTTCTTATTATACAAATAACGGCTTATATATTTATCCGTGAGTACGTTTTTTGGTTCTAACTCTGTACGAGCACCACCTACAAAATACTCAGTTACAGGCACATAAGGCCGCGCATATTCGTACCAATGAAACTCTATGCCCTCACTATCTTTTTGTGCAAGTAAATTAACACTATACAAACCGGATGCTTGGAAGATATACAATTTGTTATTTGCTACAACAAGTTTGAACTTGTCATCTACAGGAATAGTATTGTTTGTAACATTACCACCTCGTATATTTATTAAGTGTTCAACATCGTTTACAATTTCATATATCGTCAAGTAGTTCTTGTTGCTATCTACAACTTGGTATACTACAAAGTTACCTGAAGCCCAACAATCTACGATTGAACCATATATACCTTTTTTACGTAACTTAATAGACGGCCTACTCTTGAGTATGCCTTCATTATCAACATACACGTTCTTGCTATCGGCAAAAGTTTCTTGGTCAATACCTAAATAGTTCTTATCATCACAAACGCCTTTCCAGTTCGTATGATTAAAGAACTTATACTTGATGTCACCATAGTCTAACTGTTTGACCTGATAAGGTTGTCTATTTATTGTACTCACCATCCGCCTCCAATACTAAAGTCTTTGTTTGCTCTATAGTCAGTGTCGTTTATTCTTGCCATAAACATTTCATATTCATTGCGGAAAATTGACGCCTTAACTTCGTCATCAATCTTATAGCATTGATGCGCAATGTACGAAGGTATACAATCAAGTATATCGTTCGGTACGTCAATAGGTGTATTTCCATCAAGTGTTTTAGTAAAAGTATACCATCTCGCGTTATATGAAATTGTGTATGCGCCTTCAGTATAAAATACAAGTTGATTATAACCCTTGTATGAAAAATCAAAGTCAGTAGCTTCACTCATTACTTGCCGTCCGAAGGTTTGAGTTTCCGGGTTATACAAATTTTTATCGATTGTGATTTTTGTATTTATATCATCACCAAAGGAAACAAAGTCATCGGGCATACTAAATAATTTAGTACCTATATCATCTTTGGTTACTACAAAAGTAGCATAAGTATGTTTCGGCTTTATAGCTGAGCATACTTGCGTCATAACTTCATTAGCATAAATATAAAATCTTCCCAATAAATTTTGTTGAGTTGCTTCATCTTGCGTCAAATCAAGTTTTGCAAGTGATGCGTCTATAAGGTAGCTCCAAGTGTACATTATATACCTCCATTAATTTTAATATATAATATTCGATTTCTCGATTAATCATCTTAGGACAATCTCAATAATCGGATATTATATATTAAAATCAATAAAATAATTGATATATGATAAGAGCCCCATCTTTCGACAGGGCTCCTAATCAATTACTTAATTTTGATTAAGCTTGAGTCTTAACTGTATTAACAACTGAAACAGGTTTAACAGCCATTTCAACAGAAGGCGTGATTTGAGTGAAGTTGCCCACGGTGTCCCAGCCGTTGCCTGCAGGCGTGCCAACATAAACGTAAGCAATGCCTCTCCAAGTTGCAACGTTAATATCAAATCTTTGACGGCCAGCGTATTTAATACCCGTAGGCTCATCGGTTTCTTTGACATTCAAAGTGAATGCAACACGTTCAGTGAATTCAGGACCGTGGTTTGCCGCATTGTAAGACTTGTCAACGATGAAGAAGCCCTTGCCATCTTTACAAGCATCAATATCAAGCAAATACGGAGTTGCTTCAACAGTTGCTCTCTGATAAGCGTCGTTCGGCTTACCATTAAAGGCATCCATAGAAACCGCCGCATTAAGATATGCTTTAAGGTGCGCGTCATTACCGCAAACAATCATCTTTGCGCCATCAACACCCGCGCGTTTACCATTATCATCACGATAGTTTTCCATAATCGTGATAACTTGGTTGATAACGTCAGCAAGTTTAGCAACAATCGTGCCATCTTCTTTCGTGGTATCAATACCTGCATAGAACAAGTTAGACTGAGAAAGCGATACTGCATCAGCCGAACGTTTGACGGTCTTGTGAGCATTCCAGAACAACGGTGCTTTGTCGGTGTCGTAAATATCGCCAGACTTAGTATCTGCAGAGGTAAGCAATAATCTCGTACCTTCGAAAATAACTTCTTTACCGAAACCAGCTTGCATAGCTGCCATTGCGTAATCAACAATGTCACCTTGCCAACGTTTCACAAAGCGAGATGCGTCATCTTTGACTCTACCAAGTTCTCTGTCTTCAAGTGTTTGCTGCGTGATAATGAATGCGCCTTGGAAAGTTCTCGTACGATACGTTGCAGAGAAACCTTCAGCAGTATTGAAGATAGGACCGATATGGTAGTCACTCGTTTCTTTGAATGCTCTGTCAAAACCGATACTCGAAGTATAAGTTTGCTGGAAGCGGTCAATCGAGTTTCTTACATACAAAAGGTCAATCGGGTTTTTCTTTTCCCAAGCTTCTTGCTGCGCTCTCAACATATCGTTGAGAGGTTCTCTCAAAATATTGTAATCGGTACGGAGTTCCAACGCTTTATCAATGTTAATAATCATTCCCATAATATGTTAGTCCTCCTTATTAGGTCGTTTGGAACGTTACTTTGTGCAAGATAACGTCTTGTGGATTGATGATACGGAACAAAGCAACTTTCTTAACGGTTGTTTTATCTGCAACGGTATCAACATATCTGTAATCTCTGAGTTCAACCGGAACGTGGCCATATTCCATCGTTTGGTCACTCTGTGCTACAATATACATGTCGGTGGTAAGTGCCGGGTCTGCAATAGACGCTTCAGCTGCTGCACCTGCGACAACGAGTTGTAATTCGTCGTTCACAATTTTAACAATATCGCCGACGTGAAGAATTTGTGAAGTGCTGGGCGTATCACCCGCTGTCACACCGCCGGCCGCTTTGACTTTTAAGTCAAGTGCTACTTCGTGTTGCAAATACGCAGTCTCAAATTCGCCGCGGTATTTGTGATAATACTTAGCTGCCATAATAGCAAGTCCTCCTAATTAAATTGGTTTAGTCATTTTATTTAATTGTTCGTCTGTAACGCTGGGGTTAAAGTAACGATACATAGATTTTTCCTCTTCGGTCAATGAACGTCTAGTTTGGTCTTGCTTAGGACTGCCGCCAGGAGTATTAAGATGTTGAGTACTACCTTTACTTTGTTCTGCTCGCGCTTTAGTGATAAGTTCTTCACCTTTAAGCTTTAAGAATGCTGATTTGAGAGAACCTTCCTTGGTCCACAACTCCATAACATCTTTTGGCAATTGGTCGAAAGAAGTAATTTCACCGTTGGTTAACCTCGTGATTTCAGCCAATTCCTTCTTTCCGTACTCAAGAACTTTTTGTTTCCGGAACTCCTCAAGCTCTTGGTATGCGGGGTCAGCCTTGCGCCTTTCTTCATAGACTTTATCTACAAGAGGAGCGATTTGTTCGGGGTCAAAGCCTTTTTCTTCGTAAAGTTTATTTTCGCGACTTTTAATCATTGCGTCATAAGACTCAAAACCCATTTGCTTAGCAATAGCTTCACGTTCTTGATTTACAGCTTTATCTGTACTTTCGCGCAAACGTTTTGCAAATGCCTTTGTTTGTTCGACCTTTTCATCACCTTTGTCTTGGTTATCGGTAGGTTGCTCCGGACTCGCTGTTTCTTTGCTTTCAGGTGGCGTTTCCTGATTGTCTACTTCACTGAACAGCGCGTCAAGTTCTTCAGCGGAGAAGTCTTTATCACCAAATAGCATATTTGAATGCCTCCACGATGTTTGTCGGCGAGGTTCGGTCATCACCCGTTTTGCAGCCGTGTTATCATTATTATTCTATTTAATAAAAAGAAAAATATTACCTATGCGGTAATATTTTCCGTTAACAATGTGTCTAAAGTTTGTTCTTCGTACACAGGCTCTTTTATTACAACTTCTTCACTATGAGTACGGTACCAGTATTCAAACTCCTTAAGAATGTCAGTCTTTCGAGCAATGTGGTTCGAGAGTCGTATTGTGATGTCGTTGTAACCCTTGATGTACTGCAAGTACGATTTACACAATATCCATACCATACGGAATAGAACGAATACTGCTTGTACCCAACCCCAGTCCACAATGTCTTTAACACCAATCATACAAAGTATGAACATTGATATTGCTTGGCCGACTGTAGATACAACAGCTCGTTTGGTTGTCATATCACCTTCACCGCGGCCAATATCGGTTTTATCTCTTGCTGATGTATTGCCAAGTAATTGGTTATGTCTTACACCTTTAACCGTTGCGTGCTTGGCGTGTATAATCATTTTAATTTCTTCTTTACTGTAACCGAGTTTCTTATAATCACTCAGGTCAAGAACCTTCAAAGGCTTAAGTTCGTTTCCGTCCTTATCATACGTCCACTTGTCAAATCTATCGAATGGTATTGATGCAAGAGTAAGTATCGATGTTTGCAACTCTTTGAGTGCTTGCTCATTGTAGTATTTACAAAACTCAGGTAGCTTACTCATCTGCGCACCAGTGATTGAGCCTACTTGTTTAGAGTAGGCTGTAATCACAGTTTTGAAACCATCCGAAGCTTTGCCTTTGACTTTGCCCTTAGTATAATAGTTGTAGTTCAAGAACGATGCAGTCAAAAAGAATGGTACCCAGCTAACAACAACATCTTTCATATTAGCCCAGTTAAGTTCTTTAGGACTCATTATACCAAGAGCGACTACGAACATTACCATAACAATAGCCGCAGCCAATATATCGTACATATTCGCTTTAATCTTACGCTTAGTTTCAGTTTTGGCGTCTTCAATCACGTTAGGATTGAAGTCCTTATTGTTCCGTTTCATTGTTCACTTCCTTTTGAACAGTCTCCATAATATCCTGCGTTTTAGCAAAGATAAAACCAAAGTGCTCATATGCTTGCCAACACTGCGGCATCTTGTATTCAAGTGCTTTGTACAACCTCTTGAATGTAAGTTCATCGACACCTGATGCAATTAATGTGGCTATGCATACATACTTCATAGGAAGTAAAATGTTCTCCATAACCACAATAAGTACAAGAACTACTGCTGACATAATAAATGCTGACTGGAATTTTACCTTCTCAGCCAACTTGTCTTTGCCAAGTAACAATGCAATGAATATTGCAAACATTCCGGCAGCTGATATAGCAGTAGCAGGGCGGTCAACAAAGAAGTTACCGCAGCAGGCAAGTGTAATAATCGGAGTACCCATTGTTAGCAATGTTGATATACCTTTGAATGTATTATACTTGCCTACTTCTTTCATATTAGTACCTCACAACAGTTTCTTCTTGCTGGACAGGTTTGTCTTCTGCTTTCACAATAGATTGTGCTTTATTAACAGTGTGCTCAACAAGAGCTGCTGCTTTATCACTGTATTCCTTGACTTGTTTTCTAAGGCTGTCGAGTTCTTCAAGCAATTTAGCACGTTGTTCAGTGACTGCGTATTTTGCATTGGTCAACAAGTTATTGACTGTCGCGCGAGTCTTGTCGTCCTTAATAGTAGTGTACACCACAGATTGTACTTCAATCATTGCATCAACTTTAGTGAGCACTGTGTCCACAGTGTTTTGCAAGTTATTCATTTGCATTTCAAGATGGTCCACTTTTTCTACCAAGTCTTTGTGATTACAATTGAGTGTTTCTACTTCTCCGTTCAGGCCATTTACAATGCCAATGGACTCATTAAGAACCTTACTTGTTTGGGTGTTAAGTTTAACTTGTTTAGTTGATTTGACTGCCCATACAATGAAGCCGATAAGTCCTGACGATTGAATAGCCGTAAGTACTGCAAGAATTTTCTCTTGGTTTTCAATAAACCAGTTGCCAATGTTTTCCAACCATGTCATAAGAGTTCCTCCGTTTCAAGTTTGTTTAATTTATCATTTATCCAAGACGGTGTCTCGGGAATTTTAAGTGTTTCAGTAACATCAAGCCATGCTTCGTACCAGTCATTGAGTTCGTCAAGTTGTTTGAAACTAAGTCTGTCGTACCAAACTTTGCCACGATTGACAATAGGATAACAAATGGCCTCTCTAAGGTTCCTGTAGTAGGTTTTAATGAACTGTTCATTATTAGTTATGAGATATTCAAAGAAACTATTACTCTTCACTATGAGATTGTCGGAAAACAAAGCGACGAATGACGGAGACTTTGGCATAACTAGGCCGCTACAAACACTTTGCCACTTTTCAGTGATGAACGAATACACAAGCTTATCTGTCGCATTGACAGGTATACTAAGCTTTTCTTTGAATATTATTACATCACCGAAAGGAGTTGTTGCAAGTGTACAGTCGTTGCACACTTTAGTAGGTTTAGCTTTAAATTGATATTTCATATCTTACTCCTTAATCAAGATTTGTTACTGTTAAGCTAGGGCTAGTTATTGTAGTAACACCTTCACCAAACTTGTAAGTTGTAGGTGCAGCATCACTTGGTATAGACATACAATAATAAGTAAGTGCTTGTGCGGTAAAGTTATAAGCCATAAGCTTTACTAAACTTGCAGATGCACTTACAATACTTAGTTCAAGGGGTGCCGACTCCATGCTTGCTGCAATCTTTACAAATGGGCGTTTGTCAATATTATTGATTGCTGCAAAGAAGGCTGCGCGACTTGTAGCATTGCTCAAATCGTACACAACTTCACTAAGCGTTTTTCTAACCATCGGTTTATAGTACTCGGCGTTGTCAGGGTCCATACTTGCACTTGATGTATGCGCCTTAATCACCTGGTACATATATCCATCTGCTGCCCACGTCACACAATCATTGATGTTATATGCCGTGCTCGTAACCCAGTCGCCTTTATATCTCAAGGCATCACCCTCAAGTATAAGTCTTTGTGCTTTCATATCAGCCCTCCGTTATAAGGTATAAACCGTTCTTGTACTTGCTTGTACCTGTGTTGTAACTGTATACCTTATTCATATTGTATTTAGTTGCGATATTATCCATTGCGCTTTCTGTTCCTATATCAATGACACTTCCTTGTTGTTCCAAGAAGTAATAGTCACTGTAACTGGTTATAGCAAATTCATTAGTTTTACCTGCAAGCTTCTTTAACACGTTGCTACACCAAATGTTTGTAATAGTAGCATCTTGTGTAATTGTAGTGCCATCGCCGTCCGGGTTAGGAAAGCTTGCTGCAATTGTGAACGGTGATATGCCTTCTGCAAAACCTGTGTCTGATGTATAAAACATCGGGTTTTCTGCATTAGCACTAAAACTTGCTATTGTATACTTGCCTGATATGTTTACAAATAATAATGAATAATATGCTTTATATAGCTCAGTGCTGTCAGTAACGTCACCTGGTGATGTGCCATTGAATACGCGGTAAGACAGATTGTTCTCACCTAAGTCTGCAGCATTTTCCCAGTCAAGAGTTGCTAATATAGCATCTACTTGCCCAGGTACAAGAGATGTGTCAACATATACTGTGGCACCGCCGAGTGCATCTCCTACTGCAAACGGACTTACAGCGACTTTGTCACCTACTTTACCGCCATAAGTAACTTTATATACTGAACCATCAGGGTATTTATCCCCGGACGCATCTTTTGTAATGTTGCCTGGTAAAGAGCTTGCTATACGGTCAGTTACAGCAAGAATATTACCTACAGCTACGCTTATTGTGTAAGGACTATCAAGTCCAGTCATAAGATAACCTATAGTGCTATAGCCTTCCGAGCCTTCTGCATAGCCTGAGCCTTTTTGATACCAACCGGTATATCTAATATACTGTTGCATATCAGCAGTTATCGTAATAGTATCTGCCGGCAATGTACAGTCAACATAATTACTTACCCATACAAGAGTATAATCAGTACTAATGTACGTATCATCTTGCAAGTGATGCACATCTTTGGCATACAATAATCTACAAATACTGCCGTCGCCATTTGCTGCTTTATAAGCAATGATGCTTATTTCGTGAACTGTGACAATATTTACACCGCCAACAGTTGTAGTCTTATTGCCGTCATACTTGAGTACAGTCTTGTTATTATCGTCGCCAAGCCAGTTGTCAAGATATTTACAAACAGTACGTTCACCAACATAACTGTCGAACAATTCTGACACTGAATATTTTTGCACACTCTGCGGAACAGTTATACGTCTTTCAGCATTGTCAAAGCGAACAAAAGCATCCTTATATTCAGCTGCAATGTAAGCCTCAAGCTCGCTTTCCGTTGTTGCAATATACGGGTTCTCGGCAGTGCTGCCTGCAATTTCTACAGTTACTTTGCTGTAGCCTGCTTTGCCCTCATCGGCCGCAGTGTAAACACCGTTGGCATTGATAGTCTTTTCAATCAACTCCAAGGTGCCTGTGACTACATTGCCGTTGGCATCAAGCGCCTCGACGTCTTTTGCAAGTTGTGAGCCACTCACTATGCCGTTGGACAATGACGGTAATACTTTAACTCTAACCCAAGCATACGCGCCACTGTCGTTTAACTTACACGTGTAGACGTACTTCGTAGCCGAAACTACAAAGTACTTATCTACAAATTTTACACTTGGTGTAGGAAGGTCAGTCTCGTATGCAACGATTACCGCCTTTCCTATTTCACCTACTTGGATAAATTGCATTTATGCCTCCTCTGTTAATTCAACAAGTTGTCCGTTTTGAAATTTGAGTGTTTTGCCGAGTTGCTCATATTGTTCATCGGTCAAGGCGATTGTGTTTGGTGTGCCTTTGAAACTGTCGCTTTCGCAATAACTGTTATCATCATAAATGTGTATATATTTCATTATTTAGCTCCTTTTGTCAGGTTATTTCGGTGTCGTTGAAATATTGGATAAACAACGGCGGTGCACCACTACTACTTTGTTCAACTGTTACTCCGTCTGTTGTATATTTCATAGATGTTATGTTTACATCTTGATTTTCAGCGTATGTAACAATATAACTAGTTACATTGTCCGAAAAACTGCCCTGTGAATAAGTAATCGTAAGATGTGTAGCTGCTGAAATACTACCGCTACCGTTACATGTTACTATTGTCACCGGTAAACGTACAACATTTGCGGCTAAACCTTGATATAGAACATATGACTTTGCATTTCTCATAATACGATTTATGAGAGCTACTTTTCCCGACGAGAGTTTTCCGTTTGTCGTAAGTGTCAGTACATATTTATTCAACGTCGTACCGCCACCGCTCTCTCCAAGCTTGTGATATGCCGTATCATACAAGTAAATAATGCCTTGCGTGAATGTGTCAGTCGTTGCGCCCGTGTGACGATAATACGTATTTGCCACAGGAGTGAAGTCGCTCGCTGTCAAATCCTGATTTACAACGGGTATGTTATCTAATTTATTATAATTAGCAATGCTTAATTTTTCGGCTGTAATTGCCATATTAATTCTCCTCCGCTACAAGATATAAAATATTCTGTTCGTATTTTCCTGTCTCTCCGGTGTATTGATATACTTTGCCGATGTTACCAACAACTAATAATACATCTAACGCAGCCTCGGTTTCGACTGTCGGAGGGTTTTGAATATTCAAAACACCCTCTACTACTTTTCCATCGCCATCAATCAACTGCTTACCTTGTGCCAAGTCGCTTGCTTTGCCTTCGTTAGTAAGCGTCGGCAATATGGCATATCTTGTAGTGTCACCATCGTCTGCGACCTGGTATACTGCGTCCTTGGTATAGTCAGCAGTAGATGTACCGACGTACTTTACGAACGCACCTTTGTATGCAGTAGTCAAATAGCTGTTCATCTCGTCGACAGTGTTTGCAATGTACGGATTGACCTTGCTTCCGTTGCCGGTCTGCAATGAGCCTGTGAAGTCGTACATCGTCTTGCCCGGTGCCAAGTAGTCACTGTTACCAGTCGTTCTATCTTCACTGATGTAGTAGAACTCCTCGTAGTAGTACACGCCATCGCCGTACACGACCTTGTAAAGCTCGCCTACAATATAAGGAACAATAGACACAAACCTCTCGAACGGAGCAAGCGAGCCGTTAGCGTCAGGTATAACTGTAAACAACACATCCTCGCCGTACGACCACAATGTAAGTTTACCTTGGTCGTTGACTGCATCACGTTGCCATCTGCCGTCATTAATAACAGTGATGACGTCAGCACCTGAGTTAAGCGATGATGCAAGTACTAACATATTCGTACTGCCAGTCACTGCGTTTAGGTAGACTTTACCGTCTTTAACCCAACCTTCGTAGATGTACTGTGTAGTGCTTGAACCGTTCTTTGTAATATCAATCTTAATAGCCGCAGGCAATACAATAGCGCCCAAACCAAGCTTAGTTGTATCAAACACTAAGTTTTGGGCGTACTCTCCTACAGTCTTGTTGATGTCGCTTATTTGGCGTTTAATGGCCTCACCGCTATACTTAACAATACAACCGGTGTATGCAGAGTTTAAGTAACCCTGCATATCAGCCTCACTGAACGCCAAGAAAGGGTTGTTACCCGAACCTTTCTTCATAGCATTAGTTGAACCAACACCTGCCATTATATTACCTCCTTAAGATATTCTAACTGTCGGAACTGTAACCGACGTCGGATAATTTACTTTGGTTGTTGCAAAGATACTCACCTTGCCAGACTCAACTTGCACATAGCTTGAGAATATTTCAAGCGGAATTTGTACCGCCGAGAAGTAAACGTCAGCCACGTTGTCAGCAGTGACACCTGCAATATTTGCCGTGTACTTACAAGGGAAGTTAGTTATCGTGTTGTCGTTGTCTGCAACAAATGCAAACTCAACGTTGTTGTACTTCTCAATGACTGCAGCCGCTGCAGCTTTTGCCTCAGCTATGCCAGTATCAGCCGCCTTCTTGTTAGCCGCCACTGTAGCGTTGGTTGTGCCGATGTTAGCAGCCAAGTCTTCAAGATATTGCTTTACATCTTTGTACCCATTAGTAGTCTTAACATAAATAGCAACAATCTTACCATTTTGTATGTCTACCACTGTGTTACCCGTCGCGCTTGATGCATACGTGCCTTGAACTATACCTTTGTCCGTGTTACTTGCACTCTCAACTGTCGGTATCACATAGTTGCTCCAACCGGTCGCAGTATACATAAACTTGTAACTCTTATCAGTGCCGCCTGCAATAAGCTGTGTGAACAATATGACGTCACCGAGCTTGGGCGCTCTGCTTACCTGCTGTTGAACAAACGCTGTCAACTGAGCACTCGTAGGCAATGTAGTCGACGACGGATAAGTGCCTATCGGAGTCTCGCCGCCGTATGCCGCTTGCTTCAAGTTGTCAATGTCTGTCGTGTTAGTGGCAATGTTAGCCGCGTTGTGGGCAATGTCCTGAGTGTTCTTTGTAATCTTGCCACTGAGCTCCGTGTCTTTGTCCATCAAGTCGTTAATCAAACCATCTTGTGTGTTGACACTATTCTTGAGTGTTGTAAGCTCTGCAGTGTTAGCCGCAATAGCCTTGCCTTGCTCAGTAGTTGTACCTTGCAACACAGTGATTGCATCGCCGTGAGATGCCACAGTCTTCTGCATTGCCTCGACGTCGCTTGTAGCCTTGTCAGCAGCAGTCTCGGCGTCCTGTGCAAGAGTTTTAGTCTCACTCAAGCCGGCATTGAGCGTTGTGACCTGACTGTTCAAACTGTCAATAGACTTCTTATTAACCTTGGTCTTTTCATCAACCTCAATGATAGAGTTCTCCACAGTCTTTGCAGTGAACCCTGGGAGGGATATATTCATATCTTGTTTATTCTTCGCAAGGTCTGCAATCTGTACATCGCGCTTAGTCAACTCGCTGTATATAAGACCTGTACGAGCAAAGCCTGTACCGTCCGCCGCAATAGTTGTATCAACAATAATGCTGAGCAATCCTGCTGTGTTTATAGTAAAGTCGTTCTGGTTTATCTTAAACAAGCCGTGTATGTCTTTGTTAGCAACAGGTACGAATACGAGCAATTGCTCATCAGCCACAGCCTTAGGCAACACAGGTTGTACAGCTATGTCAGTGTAGTTATATTCCATTTATGCCTCCTTATAATTTACGCTATTATCCACAGCATTAATACTACCGCGGATGTTCGAGCCGATATAAATGCTATGTGGTGCAATGAGCGGATAGCTCTCGTCAACAATGATGGGACGTCCGTCGCTGTTAGCGTCAGCAATGACACGTCCTGCAACAAGTTTGAGTGAGTAGTTGCAGCGTTGCTCAACCCACTGCTCAGTTATCTCCTTGGGGAAATGCTTGATGTACTTGAACGTGTAGTCTGCCCATGCTGCGTCAGTCTTGCTTGTACCAGCGAGCTTCTTGTACTGTCTTGTGCCGTCCTCGTTCACTGTGTAGTACAAAGAGTAGTTAGCAGGTGTGACGCCAGCTGGGTTGTCAAGAGCCTTCAGTCTGTTCTCGATGAGCGTCCACGCATCAGCTGCGCCTGTGACTGCAATCTCGGAGGGCTGTGTGCTGTAGAACTTGTCGAACCTGCTCGTGTCACCCCAGAAGTTGACAATGTAGCGGTTCTCGCCTGTCACGTCGTCCGATGAGGCGACCGTGAGGAGCAAGTAACTCTTTGTACCATTGGCCTCGTTGTCAAGGTCCATACTCAAGCAATAAGGCGCGTTGTTGTTACCACGTATGTCGAACCCTACAGTAAAGGTCTCGCCACGTTCACAATAAATGTCTCCGGCTTTGCTTCTCATTGTATGCCACCTCCTTGTTGTGCAGACACAACTGTTGTCTTGTTAGCGGCTCTGTTACGGTCGTTAGTTCTCTCGACGTTAGCTGCATGTGTAGCTCCATTGCCAACTGGGCCACTGTCTGTTCTTGCTCCGCCGCGTTGCTCCGTACCTTGCTCGATGACTGCCATAGCAGCTTGCATCGCGTCTGGGTTGCTGAGTAATGCTTGCTCAAGCTCTTGCGGCAAGTGTTGACTGTTCTCACGGATGCCAGCGAGCACTGTCTTAGCCAACGGGTACTGGAAGCTGTCCATAATGTTCCAGTAAAGCTCAAGTGTTCTTGACTCTGCCGGATTACCAAGTGCGCCGTTGATGAACTTGTCTTGTGTCTCCTGCCACATCTGCACTCTGTTCTGTGTCAATGTAGCTGCCGGGTCAGTACTGAACTCGAAGTCGTCCTTGTAATAAACTTGTCCATACTTGTCTTTGTCAAGGAACATGTATTTGTTCCACTGCATCTCTTGGTCAGTGCCATCTGGCAAAGTACGTACAAAGGTGACAGGCTCGTCACTGAACGCTAACAAATATTTAAGCATCAACTTATATAACCCTGCGAATGCCGCGGCCTTCATTACTCTAAGCGACTCTATACGGCCTGCAGATTGTGCAGCAGCATACTCTTTAGCTTTACCTGACGTAGCCGTAGTGTCCTTCTTGCCTTGGAAGCTGTCGGTGACACCGGACGAAGCTTTAGCGCTTTCATACAAATTAGCAACCATCATAATGTCTTGTGACAAGTCGCTCATTATCTGTTTGCATTGAACCATTGCAGCTTCTTCTTGTGTACGAACGCCAAAAATCTTAAAGGTCTGGTCTTTGTCGTTAACCCTGAGCTTCTCAGGTTTTGTTACAATAGCACCGGCTTTCAATGATTTATCTACGGCCTTAGTAAGCATTTTGTTGATAGCATCTTGCATATCCAACAAAGTAAATACTTCACTAATACCGTAAATACTATTTATAGAGCTGACCGCAGGTCGGGGTACAAAAGGCAGTTGACGGACATGATAAAAAGGTATCTCTGTACCCTTGTTAAGAAATACTTTGCTCTGCAGTCTGTCGTCGGCCTTATCTGTACTCTCACCGATTTCATATGGGTTATAAACTTCCATCAAGTCAGTGTCAAGTATCTCAGTTTCTGCGTTCTCAAACTTAAATGACTTGCTGCCACATACAGGGCAAACTGTCGAGTTAGGAACAACCGTGTGACATTTAGTACACTTGCGTATCTTGCGTATCTGCCAATCTTTCTCGTTACAAATAACTTGTCTGCTATTCTCTGCCCACATAAATAAACCAACTATGCGGTCTTCGTTCAAATAGTAGCAAGATATAACACTTATCACATTTGTGTCATGGCTTATAGGCGTCATTAAACGGCCATACAAGTCATATATACGAGTTATACTCACATCACGAACTTCAAAGATATACTCTAAGTCCTCATAATTAAGTACACCCGGTTGAGGTATCACCTGGTCTGCCAAGCATATGTCTACACGCAATTTACCAGAACGGTCATGTGTTCTGTCCAAGCTGTCCCAACATACTTTGTACCAAGTAGTACCATCAATCAAAGTCGAGCGCTCGCATTTGTCGTTGTCTTTTTTAGTGAGGATGTTGTCCATCTCGTACTTCAAGTAGTTTTCAGTAACGTCTACCAAGTATCGGTCGCTCTTGTGTCGCGGCATCATTTTGGGCATAGGTATACTGTTATCTACCTTGGACTCAATCATCTCTTGACAAACTTTGCGAAGTTGCCGACTTTTTCTTTTGCTCTCTTCGCCAGTGTTAGTATCTAACGCGTTGAGAGTTCCAAGATAAGCCTTACGCCACTTCTCGAGGTTCTGCGGGTTTACTTCCCAGTGTTCATCTTTCGCGCTTTTAGACAATGCGTACAATGTAGTGAACTTATTAAGTAAAGCCTCTTCCTCAGGAGTGTTGTTGTAAGTCTTATTAACACTCTGCATTAGATATAAGTCTATTCTATCCACTGCTACCTCCTTATTAATTATAATACTCACGCCACTCTAATGGAGCGCCGTATGTGTCAATAAATCGTTGTTGTTCTATGTCGCTCATACTCTCGTAGTCTTCCCACATGTCAGGGTACCACTTTACAAATTTTACAATTTTATGATGTGGCATAGGCTCCTCACCCGTGAGCAATTTAATTATGCGAGCCAATGCTTGTGAGCACGAGTCAACCATGTCGTCGTTCTTAGCGTAGGGGAAGTGTGCGAGCTGTTCTACAAACTCTTCGTGCGGTTTGCGCAATATCTTGCCGGATGGCTCCATATCAGCGAGCTCTTGTTGTCCCCAGTCTGTTCTTATGTGGCATCTACGAGCGGCCACGAATGGACTTATAGCTTGCGCACGGCTGAACTTACCACCCAGCGGGTTAACACCCACGATGGGAGGTACGCCATCCATATACTGCAATGTGTCGATAATGGCTGAGCCGTTGGCCTTGTCTTCTATGACTAGCTCGTCTATACCGGGCCATTCTTTAAGTATCTGTTTTATCTTATCGACCGTGCCGGTAAAGCCCATGCGTTTATTTACCAAGCGTACAAGCCATGCGTCGTTCTCGCGTATACCCCAAAGTTCTATAGCCACCTTGTCACTTGTCTCTGTCTGCTTGAATGTAGCGTCGACGGAGAGCTGCAAGTAGTCCCACGGGTGGTCGTCAAGGTCTTGCAGGCAGTAGTACTGCCAAGCGTCTTTAGCAAACAAGTTGCCGTTCTTAGCTGTCGGATGCCCTTGGTACAAAGCGTTCCAAGTGTAGGTACCGTCTGCAGCAATGATGAGCTGTTTAGCACCTTTAAGCCAAGTGTTATCCTTGCGTATCTTTTGTGGCAGGTCTACGTCACCCATGTGTTCACCCATGATGGCTTGCCCAGGTTGTCGTCCGAGCGGGTCAGTAGCAGCGTCCTCGCACTCACAAGGGATGTTAATGTCTGCCCAGATGTACTCGCCCCAGTGCTCTTCTATCCAACCTATGCAGTCGTTCTCAACCCAACGTGTTTGTATGACAATGAGTTTACCACCGGGGTGAATACGTGTCTGGACGGACGGCGCCATCTCGTCGTGTATTTTAGCGAGCAATGTGTCGCTCTGTGCCTGCTCTTTGTTCTTTATGGGGTCGTCGATGATGAACAGCTCAGCGGGGTAGCCTGTAATACCAGCTTTTAAGCCTGCCGCACGGCACTTACCGCCAAGCTCTGTTTCCCACAGTGCGACGCCTTGGACGTTGGGGTTAGGCTTAACGCCGAAGATGTCCTCGGCGTACTCGTTGAACTTGTCTCTGTTGCGGCGGCTGAAGCCTTCTGCAAAGGTGCCCTCGTAACTTGCAATAATGACTGCGTCCTCCGGGTGCTTAGCAAGGAACCACGAAGGTAGTGTCTCGGTGACGGTGACCGACTTACCGTGCTGTGGCGGCACGCTGAGCAGCAGTATATCCATGACGCTGTTGGTGCAAGGAGCCTCAATGAACTCTTGTATCTTGTCGCATAGCCACTTATGGAAGTGCGACATGTAGTAGCCTCTGTTGACGTACTCACAATATGCGGCGTAGTCCTTACGAAGCTTGCGGCGCTGTAGCTCGCCCTCTAGTGTGTGCGGCATGCTCATAGCAACGCCTCCATCGCCTCAATGAACCAGTCAGGCGCGAGTGCTGTGAACACTGTGACAACTAGCACCAATATAGCTGTAAGCAGCAAGCTGTCACTGTAGTCGTCACGCATGCTCATCACCTTCTACAAGATGCGCTGAGGCATCGCCCGTGGGGCCCGAACTTTCCGTCTGGTCATCGAGCTGTTGGTCAGCTTTTTGCGCTCTGTGCGCGGCTAAGAGCTCAAGCTCCTCGTCACTAAGCTGTTCATACTGGTTAGCGGACACGTTAGCGTCTATCTTGCTTTCGTCGACCGGTTTAGCGCCCATAATGTCGCGTATGAATGTAGCCGCTTGTGTGTCGGTACGAGCCTTAACGGCTTGGCACATAATAATCATCTCAAGCTCTGTAGGCTCTCTGTCCTTGTCGCCAAGAGTATCTATGTCTTTCTTTAGTTTATTGTAGCTATATGCTTCAATGAGTGAGTTAAGGTCTGGGTTACCGTATTTGTCGCAGGTCTCCGGACGCAAACGTGCCGGGTTTTGCAATATTGCTGCACCGACGTTACGCCAAGCTTCTCGAGAAGTCTTTGGGTTAGTAAACAAGGTGAGCATTTCTTTGCGTTCACGGTCTGATTTATTCGGTGAATCTGCCATGTGCTGCCTCCTTATAATGTTATCAATATTATTATATTACTATTACTACAATATATTACTTACCTCGCGCGTGCGCGTAACAATATAATATACGCGCGCGTGGAAAATTTTACGGAAAATTTTTTACAAGATGCGCGATGTGGGCCTGGGCCTGTGGGAAAGTTAATATGGTTCAAAGTTGGGGCGGTTTTTGGCGATGTAATGTGTTGATTTACTATATACCGCGATATGAAGCGAGCCACCCTCTCTCGTTTTTCAATATGCTTCAAAAATGTATAGGTATGAACATTGACAACCGAATATCTCAAGTACTATATCTTGGCTAGCCTTGCCTCTAGTGGGCCCTAAGTGGCTCGAAGTGGCTCTAGCTATCGATAGAGATATTCTACACAGTAGCCTCACAAGCTACGAATCTAGAATACTTATAGGCGGGTTGGGCCTCGCTCAACTCAAGAACCCTCGTCGGCACCGTTCGGCCCGATTGTTATGCAATCCATCGTACGAGTTAGCTTATAAGTGTACGAGTAGCTCTATACCCTCGTGGTATATCTCGCCCCTCTAGTGGGTCACCTATCCGGAACAATCCCCGGCCGAGTCTAGTCAACTCGCGAGCGCAAAGCCTTCAAGGCTCCGGCAACGGACAAAGCCTATATTGCGCTAATGGAAGGCAAGCGCGTAGTACGACCGCGCTATCGGCAATAGTCGTACATTATGCCACCAGTAGTATAGCCGTGCAACTCGGCAAGTGGCAAAACAATCATAGAGAGGTGTTATTATGAACACAAGAATTATTAAGAGCCAAGACGCAACCACTGGATACGCAATTGTCATCGAAGACGGCAATGGCGATTTGAAGACTATCAACCTCGACAAAATGGACAAGAGCTATCCCAATCTCATCGTATTGCCAACCAATCCGGCCAACCGTAAGTGGATAAGCAAGGATAAGCTCGACGCAATCAAGAACTTCCCGGATGATGGCCTCAAGCTCGAGTACAAAGAAAGCCGCAAGCTCGGTTCACACACTCACGAGACTAAGCCGCTCGAAGACTATCTCGAGGAAGACGACCGCAAAACGTACCGTGCACTCATCGAGAAAGCTAAGGCTAACAAAGAAGCCGCAATAGCCGCAGCTAAGGCCGCAGCAAACGACCCGGTCAAGAAGCTCGAGGCACAAATCGAGAAAATGCAAGCGCAACTCAAAGCACTCAAAGAGGCAAAATAAGCAAGGTAAACTATGGAAACTTACGGTAAAGTTGTAGCAAAAGTATGCGTAAAGCGCAATAAGCAGACAATTTGGCTCACCGAGGCCGAATTTCTCAAGGTATACGGTACTATGGTGAAGCCGGAGGAGCAAGTTATACTTATGATAGACTACTACAACATATTCTTGCCGGCAAGCAAAGTACAAGAAACTCTCGAAGATGCCATTACCGCGAGAGCTTTGGACAAATTCCCGGCGGATGAGGAGTGCCTATGACCATAAGCCAAATGCGTGAGGCATTAAAGCAAGTAGCCAAGTACAATAAAACTATCAATGCTACAATTACGTGGCACAATAAGGTGGACGCCATGTCCGATAAGCAAGTCTACGCAGTATATTGTAGGCTTGTACTCAATAAGTAAGGAGGTAAATGCACTCTGCAAGATGCAATGAGGTGCCGATGGCCGGGCCAAATAGCCTAAAAGTCCCCAAAATAGTCGAAAAATCGAGGTAAATCTTAAATCTTATTGAAAATTTCAATATCTTATAAGATTTTTGATTCAAAATTTTTAAAATTTATATAGGGGGGCCCCCATTTTGCAGTATATATTTTTATATCTACAATTACAGTAAAATAGGTTATAATATGCTTATAAAAGTAAATCTTATATCTTATTGAAATTTTCAATATCATGTAAGATTGGCCGACAGCATCCTATTTAGTAGACTTTTTAAAAAATAAAAATATATAATGTATATATACATATATAGATATACATAAAAATGGGGGGGGGGCTATATATATTTCTAAAAAAGATGGATGAAAAATCTTATATGATATTGAAAAAATCAATAAGATATAAGATTTGCTTAAAATCATCCGACTAATCCGGCAAGCTTCCAGCCCACACCGCATCTTGTAACTTGCAAAAAGAACAAAAACTATGCAACAAGTAATCTACTACGATACTTTATACAACTGCTGGTGTATGACCGCAGAGACAAACTACCTCAACCACATTCGCAACGAGCGCTGTGTTGTAAAAGGCCACGACTTCGCGACCGCCGAAGAGCTTCGCGACTATCTTGTAAATCGCAGCTACGGCACGAAGGACCAGTACGTAATTATACCACAGGAGGAACAATGAACAAAACACCAACCAAACAATACTTTGCAGACGCCCTAGCTGACCAACAGGGCGTTATACGTTTTCTTCGCTTGATGCCTAACAACATCAATACTTGTAAGCTCATCGAGCATACACTCACAGAGAACGGTTATGAGTACGTTGTAAATATACCTGGCTACAAAAAACAACAGCAAGCCAAGTACATCACAAATCGTAACATCCGTACAAAACGTATGTATATTGTGGTATGGAATGACTGTACATACGACTATGCTACTATTAACGCAGGTGCATTAAATATTCCGTGCTTTTATAACATCTTTCCTTGCACATACGTTACAAGCCGTAACGTTGTCGAGGCCACATTGCAAGCTATCGAGGTACTCAAACACCACAATGAACAATGCAAGGAGGACTAACAATGATAGAACATGACTACAAAGTAGGTGACCTCGTTAGTTTTTGTGACAAGCCGGCCATCATTACAACGACCGACGGCACTTTTGCAGATATATTGTATCTTGACGAGTATATCACGACAGTTGTTCTGCTCGACAAAGTTAATTATCTCGGCCCCGGCCAGACGTACTTGCGTGAGGCGCACACTATGGCCCGCGTATATATGTTAGTCGAGAGACTGAGCGAGCTTACTGAGGAGGAACAAGATGGACAACACAACAAAGATAGCAATTGACACTTGTGCAAACATGCTCACACACACAACAGACTTTGACGACAGCCGGCAGGCCTTCAGCCTTGACGAGCTCAACGACCGTCTGTACGACCACATTGACGCAGTCACAGATGCATACATTGCACACAAGAACTGTCTGCACGAGGCTCGCAAGTACACTGTGCTGATGGTGCTAGCTATAATGACTGCTATTATCGTGATGGCACCACTCACAGCATTCATCGTACTAGCTTGTTGGGGTGAGATGGACACAGTCACAGCCGTCATCGTGTGCATAACCCTACTAGTAGTCATCATATTTGCTATAATACAAGCAGACATTTTCAACGACAAATGCAAGCATCACAAGATGTTGGCGGATAGATTGAGTGTACGTATCACTGACCTCTATGTCAGCGTGGCAGTCAGCACATGGCCGCTCACACACAAGGAGGACAGACAATGATAGCAACACTCATACTCTTCGCAGGAGCCCTCGCGGCCCTAATATACTTATTCGGGTGGATATTATGACAAACTATGCAAGAAAGATTAAATTGAACAACCGCACAGTGTACATCATCAACGACAATGACATTGTGCTACAGAGCTACAATGCGTTTGTGGCTCGCATACACGACAGAAAGCTCACGCTCGGTCCTTTGTACGATTACAGCCCGACTACTTGGCGGCACGTTCGCAAGTTCATAGACTGCTACAAGAGCAAGCTCGACAGCCGCACATACATCTACATTGTCGCACTGTTCAAGAGCAAGAACGGCCACGAGACGATGAAGGCATACATTGCCAACAACATCGTGCAAGTCGTCGACAACGTCGGCTTGAGACAAGGAGAGGCATAAGATGAGTGACTTCCCGTGGGGCTACGACCCAGAAGACGCACCACTTGGTGTATTTACATACAGGTGCACAGGTTGCAATGGCAAGAACTGCAAGTATTGCTGCTTCGGCGACATGTGGGAGCCAGACCCATACTATATAGCGGAGGATGAACAAGATGACCAAACAAGATAAATGTAGAGAGCTTCACGAGCGTGAGGTTGGAACACTTAAGGAGCAAGAAGCATTAATGGGTCTTGCCCGGGTGTGGCTACAGAACGAACCAGCTACGCATCCTTATTTCAAAGTATCAAAAAGTAAACAAATAAAAAGAAAAATAAAAAACAAACGGAGGATGCAATGACCAAGCAACAATAGATTGATTTATTGCAAAAGAAGCTTGATGCTGCTAACAAGCAGATTGCTGATGTAGATGGCGTACTCAAAGAGCAATACCTCAACATTGCAACAAACATCGTAAGCGAGATTAAAAGCTGGTTCGGAGACCAACACGACGGAGGTGTCGCTTTAAGCTATGACGACATATATAAATACCTTGACAATCTTTGTAATGTGATTGAAGCTGTTGCGCCTAAGTATACATCAAGTGTACTTTGTGAATTGTCTATGGCACTTAGCAAGACACGTAGACAGCTCGCCGAGCAACGCATACAGTCTGAGCTTGACAAGCGTATGCTCAAAGACAGGCTCAATCTTATATATGGTGTCAAGTCAAGTACATTACCTACGTCCAACGATACATTTGAACAAGAGGTAGTAAACTATGTTTTGCAAAAACAATCAGAGGAACAAGCTGAGACCTAATAAAGAACAAGTTGATAAAATGGCACAGGTAATGTGCGGCTTCTGTACTGAGATAAACGTTGCATATTGAAATATAATGCACCTTGTAGCGAAGTCGCAAGTCAAGACTGCACTTGCAAAGAGAGTGCAGAAGAACTTATTTGCAAAGGCTATCGCAATGCAGACGACGTGCGCAAGGAAACGGCAAAAGTGATTTTGTATATACTATATGATATGGGCATCGACAAGGAAACACTCAAATGTTGTAAAATATTTGACGTAAACGGGGTTTCACTTGCTAAACAAATATGCGAAAAATACGATGTAGAGGTAGAAAGACGACTGACTATATTGACACAGATACAGTCTATAACGCAGGAAGTAAAGACTGGCGCAAAGTCAGATGTGAGCGGCATAAAAAGCATGTAAAAAATGTAAATACAGTCATTGTTCAATCGATTGTAAAAATTGTAAAATTAACCCGTTCGACAGTATATTACTTTGTCCCTGTCTTAATTTTGATGCCAGTCCAAAAGGCTCAAGATGTGTACACTTTGAAAAGGAGACAGAAAATGACACTAAGTGAATATAAACAAGCGTTGTATGATGCGTGTACCATACACAGCAAGGCAGCAACTGTTTACTTCGACGACTATGCATCAGCAAAGACGGAAGAAGAGCGACAATACGCAAAGATAGAAAACAGAAAGCATCTTGCAGCATACTTTGTTCTTCAATGGGCATTAGATATGACAAGTTTATTGGAGGTGCAAAATGATAACAGCAAAAGTAATTAGAAAAAGCCAAAACGATGCATGGCTCAATCACGATTTGGAATATGGTAAAACATATGACGTCGAGGGTATTTATATGGGACAATCGTTTACAAGTATTTATCTAAAAGATATGAGAAATGCTTATAATAGCGTTATTTTTGAGTTCTATGAAGATGGTAAGCCGCTGGATATTTATCGCGACACACGTTTCAATCCTTATATTTGGGAGGTAGAAAATGAGAAAGTTTAACCAAGAAGAACTTGTAGAAAAGATAAGAAGTGAACGCCATCATATGACTGAACTGTATGACGAAATCAACCAATTGAAGCAAGAAAATGCAAATCTCAAAGAGTATGTGAAGTCTTTGAAAGATGAGTGCATATCTTGCCCTGAAAATAAGAAGAACGTCAAACAAGCCAAAATCGATGTACTGAATAAGTTCAAACAGAAGTACGGATTTTATTCGTGTTATGCGTGGAGTGGCGTTGTGAAATCATTGACCGAAATAATCGACGAACTCATCAAGGAGGTAGAAAATGAGCGAGCAACAAGATAAAAAACAAATAATTATAGAGGGTTTGCTGACTACTCTTAGCTACAGAGCTCAAAAAATCGATGAGCTCGAAGCTGAGCTTATCGCATTAACGATTGTGACGACGGCCTTTATATTGTAGACACTGAAAAGCTCGATGCTTGGCTCAACTTCAATGTAGATGATGACAAGTTCGAAGGCGATTACTTTGATAGCGACAAAATATCATACGCAAGACAGGAGGCATTCGATGGAACAAACATGCATTGAACAAAAACGAGTGACTGACGAATGGACTGAATACATTCCAAGTGGTGATGAACCTATCTTTGTCATAACAAGATACAATCCGAATGGCAAGTACGGCAAAGTCATTAAAGCATACGAGTGCGAGTTTGATGCCGTGTATGAGTGCAACACCTTGAATAGACGCTCATTGTTAAAGAAGCAATACGACATTATTTATAAAGTAGAAAAATGTACACTTCATAAAGGAGAATAACAGTGATAGTGAAAGATAATTGCCCTTGTAAAGGCTGTGAGCAAAGATATTCTGCTTGCCACGATAGTTGTGAAGCATATATACAATATTCAAATGAACGAGCGCAAATACGTAAGGAACTTGCGGCCCAGAGTCAAGATTATCACGCTTTTGTAAAAAGAATATACAAACAAAAAAGGAGAAAAAATTTATGAATAAAGAAATTACAACAAATATCAAATGGTATTTGGCAACAGAAAAACTTCCTGGCAATAACGTACACCGCGTTCTTGTGTGTACGCCGTCAGGCATGATTACATGTATGGCAGTATACAAAGGCCATTTTAATTGTAACTTCAAAGAAGCCGTCGGCAAAGACTATGAATTTAAGGCGGGCAAAGATGTTATTTACTGGGCCTATTGTCCACGAAAACTAATAAATGCTTGGAATAAGTACACTGAAATGAATAGCAAATGGTAAAATCGTTAAAGTAATAATTTTTCGTTTTTCGAATATATTATATATGAAAGATGAATATAAAAAATCTACGACGGTACCATTGAGGCCTAATACAGATAGTTTATCAAATTAAGGCTCTCGGCTAAGTCAAGTAAGTTGAGAAACAATAATAAAGGCTCGTTTTGTTCATAAAAATTCTTTCTTATCTTGTACGCACACTGTTTACTTAACTTACTTTAGCCGTCTATTATAAAACAAAAAACTACATTAATATAAAAGGAGATTACAAAACTATGGTAGAAGATAAGAATTATCTTGCAACTATCATCGAAGAAGACGACGGTTTCCACGTTGTCGACCTGGACGGAAACAAAGGTCCAGTCTGCAAACTTTGTGAGGAAAATGACAAAACCATTATGCTCACTAAGAATGCTGCGAACAGAAAGTATTATAGCAAAGCAAAAGCAAGACGCGAAATCGCTGAGCAAGGTTGTGTTTATTTGTATTTCAAAGAAGCAAGACCTGCTGGTGCGACCGTGACGAGAATTCCGAATGCGAAACTCATTTCTTATTTGCCGCAAGAACTCCGAGATGAGTACAACGCGATTATTGCAAGAGCAATTGAAGCAAAGAATGCTGCAAAGAAGAGACCGATGACCAAAGCTGAAAAACTTGAAGCTCAAATCGCTAAAATGCAAGCTCAGCTTGACGCAATGAAGACTGACACTGATGTGGAGGAAAACTAATATGGCAAAAACTCTTGTAGATTTTATTCTTCCTGAAGATTACGACAGATACAACCAACTCCTTGACATGGCTCAAGAAGCAAAAGCAAATGCTCCCAAGAAAGAACGTGCTCCGCGCGGTCCTTTGACTAAAGAACAAAAGATTGCACGTAAAGAAAAGTCCATTGAAGCAGCAAAGAGAAAACTCGAAGAACTCCTTGCGATGGAAGACTAATAGGAATAGGGACTGGTTACCCCACAGCCAGTCCCGTTTCTTAACTCTTTGTATAAATATATTTATATAATAAACGGAGAAATTTATGGAAAACTTTAAAAACCCGCAAGCAATAGTGATGTCTGAAGTATGTGACAGAATGGCTTTTATTGCATATATTGAAGACCAAAAAGCTCATCCTGAAAAATACGACGAATTTGAGCTAGCTCACCCAGACCTTAGCTATAAAGTTGGTTCTTTGCCTACATATTTTGAAGAACGCGACGAAGACGGTAATATCATAAAAGCTTATAAACATGATATTAAGAATGACCAATCTTGTATGATAGATATAACTGCGATTAAAATTGCAGAACAAGAACTTGCCAAACAAGAAAGCCAATATCAAAAAATGCTTATTGACGAAGCGAGAAAACAAAATGCCTAAGTGGTTATCGATAATACTTGGTATATTATGCGCGGGTATATTCGTGAGTTTACCCTTATTGTGTGCAAACTGGAAAAATAAAAGAAAACGGAGAAACAAAGATGATTAAAGCTACTATAATTATACCGCAAGAATATTATAATATACTCACTGTCTTTGGTTCTATGGAAGACGTTGTTTATAAAGCCTTAGAGCTTTGTGAAAACGGTGAAATTGATTTGGAAAATCTGCCGCAAACTCCGAATTTTGTGGGTGTAGAAATGAAAACGGTTTCTGTAGTAATAAGTAATAACTATTATGAAACCTTACGAACATTATATGGAGCGACAAGCCCTAAGGTATCGCTTCGTAAACTATTGTGTTATATTGTAGAAAACGAAGTATATTTTGATTATCACTGGGAAGTTGTTCAAGTATATGATAAAGATACTCGAAGTAAAATAGACTCTTATAAATACGATATAAAAACTAAACTTATTAAATTAACAAAATTATTAAAAGATGAAGCAACAAAACTTAAAATAAACGATTTTATAAAATTGATAGATAATTTGTGAGGTATTTATGCACGAGAATGTGTTAACTCCTATAAAAGTATTTGTTTCTCAAAAGTATGCCGAACGGCCGAATGAATTGTGTGAAATGCTTTTAGCACCATTAATAGAAGTTTATGAAAACATATATTCATATCTTATATATGCTGAATATGAAAATAAAGTATTAACTGGTTGGACAATACAATATGTTGTAAGCCAAGATGAGCAGTATAATACTTTGAAATTGACAGATATTGTAGCACAAATTGCTGCAGATATTATTAAAAATAATAAATCGCTTAAAGAGTCATACATTATAGGCTATAAACAACCGCCTCTCGAAATTCTTTGTGAATTGTTTGACCCATTAATGCAGAAACTTGCATATACACAACATATTAAATGGCCCAAACTTGAGCAAGAAGATTTGTTGCAAATGTGTAGATTAACAATGTGCGTATTGTATAGTAAAGGTTACTATATTAACCGTAGATTGCTTGAGCAATCATTCTATAATGCAATACTAATGCAATCACGTAAAGATAAAAACATGCCAATAATAGTAAGCCTTTCTGAACCTATCCAAGCCGGAGTTAGTGGTGCAGAAAAGACGCTTATTGAAGATATAGTTCCTGACTACAATGAATTGTATGAAGAACAGGACAAAGAAGATGACGAAGAGTATCAGCAGATACTTGAAGAAGAACGTCAAGTTATTATCGATATGATTGGCCAAAGGCAATATGACCAATTAATCAGAGAATATGGCAATCATTGTACAACTTGTCGAGGACAACGTCAGGTTGCACGAATTAAAGGTAAATTAAAAGAAGATAAAATATTAAAGGAGAATTAAATGTCACATAGCAATTCATCACTAAATTGTTTCGCTAGTTGTATGGCGAAATACGAGCACAGTTACGTCTTACATACGCCACCTTGTAAACCATTATCACCACATCTTCCGTTTGGTACAATGGCTCACGAAGTTCTCGAAAAAGCGGGTAGACTTCGCGATGAAACAGAAGATGGTGTAGTTGGTAAAGATGTATATTACAATATAATTCCGAGTGAAGTTCTTTATCCGGAACTTAAAACTTACTTCGGTATAAGCAGCTGGGAAAAATATTTTGTACCTATTATAAAGCAAATTGCTAAGTATGAGAAAGAACTCAGGCAAGATATAATAGAACAAAGCGGCAAATGTGAAATATTGCGAGAAATCAAATTGCAGATGACACCCGCTGAACTCTTGCCGTATTGCAGCTATTTCTTGCATGAGCCTCTTGTAGGTGTAGTTGACTTGTTGTTTTTGGGTAAAAATTGTGCAACAATTATTGACTACAAGTTCTCTACAAAGACTAAAGGACAAGATGAGTTTGATATGAACAGTCAGTTGCAAATATACGCACTTCTTGTGCATAACACATTCGGAATACCTCTCCGCAACATTAAGATTGGTTACATTGATATTCCCAAACAAGAGTTCGGTCAACCAACATTGCTAACTAACGGCACATTGTCGAGAGCAAAAACCCAGAATGTATCACAAGAGTTGTATCAAAAAGCTGTTGTTGCAATACACGGTGACGACCCATACTACAATTGTGAGCCGGGTGGTTATTACTATGATGCTTGGTGCAATTTTGCAAATAACAAATGTGCATATTTGAATACAAGATACCTTGAACTTGATGCTTACGAGGGCATAGTTAAAGACATACTTAATGCGGCATCAATGATTGACTATATGAAGGACCACAGAATGGCATTTCTTAAAAAATATGATAGCTATACTTGCAAAGATTGTGAATATTTGACAGCTTGCAAACCTTGGTTAACTGTTGGAGGTGAATGGAATGAGCAAAAAGAACTTGTTTAATTTCTATCTTGATGACGATGATAAGCAAGCTATAACAGAAAAGCTTGATAGACTTTGTGGAGATACGAGCAAAGGTAAACTTGCAGCATTTTTGAGATGCCAAATTAAAAAATTTATTTTGACATCTGATAAAGATATTTCCCCGAATTTTATTGAAGCAATTACACAAGAATATACCTATAATCAAGATAAAACTAAAAGGAGCAGATTATGATTGATTTTACTATTGAATGGGATGGACTGGAAACAGCTGAACAATTGCGAGACGTCGTAGAACACCTCGTTATATCGATGCTTGACTTTGGTTACGCTTATGATAATGAACCTGAGATTGCAGAGCGTATTAAAGAGTCGTTTGACGATGTAGATATTAAGAGCAGTTATGCACAAAAAGGTGATGACGACCCGTGGCTGTGAGGTGAGTATGAGCGATATTACTATTGGAAAGAGAATAGAGTTGCTTGATTGTTATATCGAACAAATTTGTGATGAAACGTCTACAAATGCTAAAAAAATGATAATTGACAATATGTCACCTATTATAAAAGATGACTTCTATTACATTTTAGAAATTCTTGATGGCCAACACAAACTTGGTTATACGTTTGATTATCAACCTGCATCTTTGTTTGGTATAACTTATGGTGATAGAATTTGTAAAAGACAAACTAACAACCTTACATTCAAAGAGTTTATCCAACCTTTGTATAATCCAATGAAACGCAATAACTTCAGCCTTGACTATATTTCGATGTGTTCATTCTATTGTCAAGAATTCGGCGACTTCATTGAACCTATTGTGAACAGAAAACTTCGACTCGGTATTGGCAAGTCTTTGTTAAAGACTGCATCAACTGCACCTATGCTTGCAAAGAAGTATGAAGGAACTATTGCAAAAGACGATGCATACTTTATCACCGAGAAACTTGACGGCAATCGTTGTATTGCACAGTTTGATGGTGAAAAATGGACCTTTACTTCACGCAACGGAAAAGCAATGCACGTTGACTTTGATATGAGTGGTCTTGACCCAAACTTTACATACGACGGTGAAGTGCTTAGTAACGAACAAACCCGTGCCTCGATAAAACGTGCGCAAGGTGTATACAATAAACTATATCCTGAGCCGTTCAATAGAACTTCTGGACTTATTAATAGTCACGCTAAAAATAAAGCATTGATATATAACATCTTCGACGTGCAAGAATGCTGGACACAATATAAAGACAGACGCGCAGTGCTTGATACAATGAAGCCGACGGGCGACAATGTAAGAATACTTCCGGTGCTTAAGAAGTATGACAAAAAGATTGACCCTGCAGTATACAATTTGCTTGACGATATTGTTAAGTCAGGTGGTGAAGGTCTTATGATTAACACATCAAGTGGTTTGTATGTGCCTAAACGAACTGGCGACCTTATGAAACTTAAACAAGTCCAAACAATGGATATGCAAGTTATTGACATAGAGTATGGCTCAGGCAAATATGAGTTTGGAGTAGGCAATCTTATCTGTGAAGCAACACTTCCGAATGGTTCAAAGATAACTTGCTCTGTTGGCACAGGTTTGAGTGACGAGCAACGTTTCAAATGGGCAATGTATCCGCAGTTGATACTTGGCAAAATTGTAGAAATTGCATATTTCTCTTTGTCACAAGGTAAAGATATGATAGGTACAACAACCTACTCGTTAAGATTTCCAAGACTTAAACAAGTTAGAAGGGATAAGAATGAAACAAGTACATATTGAGAAAGTAAGAAAAGCAGAGAAAATCATCACAGCACTTTGGACTACTTGTATAGTCCTTGCAATAATAGGTTTAATATTGTGCACATTGTTTATGATACCTGACGTCAAGGCGTGGAGAGTATTTATTGCAATATGCGCAGTAGATGTTATATCAATTATTGTAGCAATCACGGCGGCATCTCTTCGCGGCGCAACAAATGATTTTAAGTTTAAGCACCGCGATGATAAAGATGAATGATTTTAATATATAATATTTGATTCTAATATAATTAATCGATAGATAAGATAGATTCAATCTATTATATATTAAAATGAACGTGCGAGAGTAATAAATTAAAAATTCTCGAATATATTATATATGAAATCAAAAATAACTTAACGGAGGAAATATGGAGCAAGACATTGTAGTATTACTTATTACAGAAGACCCGGAAGGCCGGTATAAATTTACTTGCGGACCGGGAATGAGCGTCAAAGAGGTAGCCTTTGGTATAGCGGCTTTTGCAAAAGCTATGGTACGAGACGGCTATCTTGAAAAGACTAGCGAATTTACAAAACAAATCATTGATTACATTAACGACCCGCAGTATGCTGAAATAAAGGAGACAAACGATGGACAAGATACAAGTGAAAGTACTGAATCCTGATGTTATTGCAGAAAGCGAAAAGATGATGGTTTGTGCGGCTCGCTTGACACAAGGCGGCCATAAGATAAAGTCACTTGACGATTTTATGGAATTGTATAATAAATCATATAAAGAGTCTACTGCAACAGTTATGTCGCAATTGCCGCATCCAACAATACAAAAGTTTGGAGTTATAAATGTGGTTGTTGTTGGTGCATCGCGTAGGTTTTTAATGCAAATAACACGTCATCAGAATGAAGTAAAGTTTATGTCTGCATCTTGTCAATATAGCGATTATAGAAATGACGCGGATTTTGTGGTGCCGTATAATTTGCTTGACGAAAGTAACCCGTTGCGTGAAGTAAACTATCACGAATATCTCAATAGCTGTACTGACGGTATGGCAAGATATAATCAACTGATATGCGATGGTGTCGACCACGACGAAGCGGCGTATGTGCTACCACAAAGTTTAAGAAATGTACTTATTATAAGCGCCACACCTTATCAGTGGGTGCACATGATAAAGCAACGTATTTGTAGGCGTAACACACTTGAAACAAGATATGTTATGTTGAAAATATGGGAAGAGTTATCTAAGTATAATCCGTTGTTATTTGGTACAAATTGTATTCCAGACTGTGCATTTGGTAAATGTAGAGAGCTTAAATTCTCTTGTGGTAACACGTACACAATGTTGGATAGACCGAAAGATATACTTGAAAAAGATTTTAGTAATATAATAAGGAGACAACAAGATGACACGGGAAAAGTTTAATAACTTTGCAAAGAATTTTGTTAAGCAAACAACGCGCGTATTGTATGCGAAAGGTAAAAGCTATGCACTTAATAGAAATGACAGACTTGAGCATTTTAAAAGTGCAGCTGAATATCTTAACACAACACCCCAAGAAGCATGTTTAGCGCAAGCAACAAAGCATTTCATATCAATTCGCGATATGGTATGTGCAAGAAAACCGTATAGTGACAAAGAAACGATTGAGTTTTCGCCCGAACAATGGGATGAAAAAATCGGTGACGCAATAAACTATCTTGTACTTTTGCGAGCGCTTATTGTTGACCAAAATACGGAGGACAAAAATGACAACTTGGCTTAAAGGTTATAAGAATGATGCAGGTGTAGATATACTTCTTGATTATGACGTTACTTTTAAGGCTCATTCTACATCAGTTATTCCACTTGAAATAGAGGCCGATGTCTTAGAAGATACTTGTGGAATGCTTATTGAAAGAACATCTGCCGCAAGACAAGGAATAATTGTATCACATTGTCCAATCGATGCAAATTACACGGGTGAAATTCACGCAATAGTACACAATCTGTCAGATGTTGATGTGACTTTCCCTGCTGGAATAGCATTTTGTCAATATGTTGTTGTAAAGATTGAAACAATGCGCGATGTACCTTGTAAAAAAGAAGGTAAACGTGGTGACTCAGCATTTGGTAAAACAGATAAATAATTGGAGGTAGATATGGAGTATGATAATTTTGTAACTCATAGCATTGATATGTATATGGGCAAGCCAAAATCAGGCAAGACGCTCATTGCAGCGTCATATCCAAAGCCTTTGTTGTATGTATCAATCGGCAATGATGGTGGCGGTCGTGTCATTATGACAAAATATCGTAGTGACGTTGAAAAAGGTCTCATTAAAGTTAAAAATCTTCGCAATGATATGCCGATAGGCGGCAAGATTAAGGAAACATCTTGTGACAAACTTGCAAAATTGTTGAGAGATTTACGTGACCCTAATGCAGACAAGTTTAAGACAATTGTTATCGATACTTTTGCAGCTTTACAAGATGACTATAAAGTTTATCTTGAAACTACAAAAGGTGGTAAAGCATTGTCAATGCAAGAATGGGGTGATGTTGCAAAGATGGTTCTTAGCCTGAAAGACAATATGAAACGTTTTTCGGAAGAGCAAGGTGTAACATTTGTATGGATAACCCACACAAGTGAACAAGAACTTACGGAAACTTCAGGTCTTAACAAAGAGATACGTATTATACCTGACCTTACGATTAAGACAGGTATCAAATGTATGAAGGATGCGAGCAATATATTTTATTGTTGCAGAAAGACTTGCCTTAATGACAAAGGCGAAAAAGAAGTTAAGTTTTTGACATACGTAGGTCCACATCCTTTAATGGACACAGGTACAAGAGATATGCTTCTTGAAACAGGTGAGTTCATCGAAGATTTTAACTATGACAAATGGCAAGCTTTGATTAAAGCTGGCGTACTTGATGAAACAAAAGTATTGACTCCAGAAGTTGATATAGGAAATGAAACAAAAGATGATGAAGCCTCTGAAAATTAAAATAATTATATAAGGAGAATGTAACAATGATTGAAAAGTTTAGTGATTATGAAAGTGTAGGTTTTCTTAACAAAGCCGGTGACTTCGATTTTGAAGTGAAAAGTGCAGAACTTACTGAAAGTAAGAGAGGCTCTTTGATGGTCAAACTTGAGGTTGAAAGTAAACAAGCTGGCAAGTCCACATTGTATCACACTCTTGAACCGAAAGCAAGATGGTCTTACAACAACCTTATCAAAGCTTGCTTGCACGACAGACTTGATACACCTGAAAAGATTGAAGCTTTCGAGTGCGATTATGAAACTATTCATAATGAGCTTGTAGGTAAACATTTTATCGGTCACGTTGAAATCGAAAGTTATACAAAAGAAGTCAAAGTACCTCTTGACGACGGTACGTTTGATACAACTGAAGAAACTGTAGATACTTACAAGATTAAGTCCTATAAACCGGTTCTTTAATTCTTTTGTACGGACCGCACCCGCGCTAAATGCCAGCGGGTCACCTGGGACCGCCGCAGGTAATCAGGCCGTAGGAATGTCCGAGCCTTGTGAAAGCTAAAGTCGGAAAGTTATAAGGTCTGGCGCAGCCTTGCTTATTTGCTAAAATGCGCTTTATGCTCGAATAGCCCAACAGGCAGAGGCAACAGACTTAAAATCTGTAAAGTGCGAGTTCAAATCTCGCTTCGAGCACCATAATAAAATATTGGAGGCATTGATGGCACAGACTGAGCGCGAACGTAAAGTACAAGAACGAACAATAGCTACTGTAAGAAAATACGGTGGCTATGTTTATAAGAATGCACAAAATATGTACACTGAAAAAGGTAGACCTGACCTCACGGCGTGTATACCGGCCAAACTTTCTAAACTTGTAGAAATGTTTGGTGAAGATACGACAGTGGGCTTATTTGTAGGACTAGAAATTAAACGCGATTGTGACCACGGCTACGGTACAACAGAAGCTCAAGAAGTTGTAGGCCGTAAAATTAAAAAAGCTTGCGGACTTTGGTTAGCAATAGATGACCCTCTCATAATTGAAGCATTAATGATTAAATTACAAGGAGACGATAATGCTATACAGTGAATATCTTGAAAAAAGAAAGCCTTATCAAGAGTGTGGTTATTGGTTTTTATTAGAAAGAAAACACGCTTGCTTATTCTATAAACCCGGTAAAGGTAAAACTTATCCTTGTGTAGATGCTGTGCGAGATGTTGATAAAGCCCTTAAAGGTAATGCTCGAGTGCTTATTTTATCAACAGCTGACGCAGTTAAAAATATGTGGAATGCTGAGATTGTCCCTCAAAATATATTGCCAAAGAATACTGTTATTATGAGTTTTACTTCGGCAATACAAGATAAAACTAAACCGAAGCTATTGGGTGTACAATGGGATGTAATTATTATTGATGAGTGTCATAAAATTAAGTCTCACAATTCGCAGATAAGTAAACTTGTTTATATGCTTTCAAGAAGAACAGAGTATGTGTGGGGTTTGAGTGGTACGCCGCGAGGCAACAATGACCTTGATATATTTTGTCAATTTCATAATATGCATATAAGTGAGTGGGGCGATATAAAGTATACACAATTTGTAGACCAAGTATGTATATTAGATACTAAATATTTTGGTGGACAAATGATTAAAGTGCCTATCGGTATTAAAGAACAATATCAAGCTGGTTGGCAACGAAACATTGCAATGTATACTCAACGTGTAGAATACGCTGACGATGATAATATGCCTAATCTTAACGTCAATGTTGTGAGACTTCTATATAAGCCGAGTAAAGAATATTTGCAAGCTGAACAAGGTGTTGTAAGTGTTGGAGATTATGAAAGTACAATGACTAAGCTCGCAGCAATAACAAAGTTGCATCAAGCTGTCAATGGCTTCTTGTATTTAACAGATGAAGTTGAAGCTAAGCGTGAAGTTTGGCACATTGAAAGAAATAAGAAACTTGATTGGTTAAATGACAATCTAACTGACGACCCAACAGTAATTGTTTACAGGTTTGCAGAAGATTTGAATGAACTTAAACACGAATTTGGCCTTGCAAAATGGACTGAAAACATTGACGACTTTAAGTCTGGCAAAGCTAAATTATTATTCTTGCAATGTTCACGATGTGAGTCATTCAACTTGCAAATGTGCCAAAGAATAATATTCTATACACTTGATTATAGCTATATTAAATATAATCAAATGCTGCATAGAGTATGGCGAATGGGACAAGATAAACCCGTACAAATAGATATACTTATATTTGATAACACGGTTGAAAGCAATATTTGGAAAGCCGTTGAAAATAAAGAAAAAATGGCCGACTTATTTATGTCAATAAAAGGAGCAATTTAATGGACGAAAATTTAGCAAGACTTAATAAAATTTATCCGAATGGACAATATGTACTTATTGCGCCTTATAACCCGGAACTTTGGAAGGATAGAGATTATGATAGTTCGTTAGATAATAAGGCTGCACTTAATAAATGGAAAACTAAACCGTTATCTTATGCGGAGGCTCAACAATATGTATCTGAAGGAAAGCGCATAGGTTGGGTTATTCCGCAAGGTATGGTTGTAGTCGATATTGATAATGTTGACGACCCGCGTTCACAAGAATATCTTGAAAAACTTTTGCAAAAATGGGAAGTAAAATATTCTTATAACTATACAAGTCGTGGAATGCATATATTGCTAAAAGACCCGTCTGAAAAGATTAAATCTGAAAGCCATATAAAATGTGCATTGAATATAACAATTGATACTCGTGCTAATGGCACAGGTTATATTATTCTTCCCTGTAACGACCCACATCGTGCTTGGGGTGAATGGAACGACTATGTAGAAGAAATTCCGTATTTCCTTATTCCTGCACTAAAAGATGATACTCCGTCATTTATAGGTATGGTTAACGGCGACGGCAGAAACGATGTATTGTTCAAATGGCGTACTAAACTTGAAATAACTCATAAGTTTACAGAAAAGCAAATTGAAAATAGTATTCGTGCAATCAATGAATATATTTTTGACGAACCTATGCCGAATAATGAGCTATTCAGAACAGTACTTCGTTCACGTGAAAAAGAAGCTAAACCTAATGCAGCAGAAAAACAAAATATTTATAATGAGCTTGCAGATAAACTTATCGGACAAAACGATATTATTTCTTTTTACGATAACTTTTATAGTTTTAACGGTATATATTATAAACCGTTGAATGAGATAGAAGTTGAAAAACTTATTCACTATGAGTTGAGTAAAAATATTCCTAAAGCTGGCCGCAGAGAAATAATTGAATTTATTAAAATAAAGACGCAAGTTAAGCCTGAGGACTTTGATAAAGATTGGTACAAGATAGCTTGCAAGAATGGTATACTTAATCTTGTTACCGGAGAACTTGAAGCACCGAATAAGAGTGATATAAATACAATTTTTATACCTCACGAGTATAACCCAGACCCGGTTTATTCTCCTCGTATTGATAACTTTATGTGCGATATAACAGGCAATGACCCTATCAAAATGCAATTTTTGTATCAAATAGCGGGTTATTGTTTGTTAAAGAAAAACTTGTTTGAAAAGTTCTTTATTATACAAGGTGAAGGTGGTACCGGCAAATCAACATATCAAAAGTTGTTGCAACGTATGGTTGGTGACCACAACTGTGCGCACGTAGGTTTGGCTGAACTCGACAAAGATTATTATCTTGCAAACTTGGTATCAAAATTGTTAAACCTCGATGATGACGTTGTTGACGGAAAGTTTCTTGAAAATACAGGTAGATTTAAGTCTATAGTATCTGGTAATATGATTTCAGTTAGACAAATATATGCAGCAGTTATGGACTTTGTACCTTACTCAACTCTTGTATTTAACTGCAACAAACTTCCGAAGATTATGGACAAAACCTCTGGCCTATATCGTAGACTTATTCTTGTAGAACTTAATGAAAAGATTAGTAACCCTGACCCGTTGTTTGATACAAAAATAACAGAAGAAGATATTGAATACTTTTTGTACAAAGCAGTCGAAGGTATTAAGATTGCTATAGAAGAGGGCAAGTTCAAGGTTACGCAAAGTGACGCGAGATTGCTTGATGTATTTAGACGTCGTCAAAGTCCGCTCAATGAATGGTTGTATGAAAATGATATTCGTTTGGGTGACTTACACAATAAACGTTGTATGAGTTTGTATAGACAATTTGTTGAATGGTGCGCGAACAATGGTTATAGTAAACCTTGCACAAACTTTACATTCAAAGAAGATATTTGTACTTTGTTCGATGTAGAGCAATCGTATGAGCAAATCGGCGAGACAAAAGGCACAACGCAAGTATTTTATAAGCGCGGCGACTTTGACCCAGATTATAAACCGTTTTAAGGAGATATTATGAACAAACTAAGATTTTTCGACTTTGAGGTATTTCCTCATTGGTGGTGCTGTGTATTTGGCGATATGCCAGAAGATATGCAGTTCGATGAAGATATAAAACAAAGTTTTGTATGCGTGTCAAGCGATGGTCCAAAATGTCGTGAAGAACTATTGAACTTAATGCGTGAAGAAAATATTTGCAATGTTGGTTATAATATCAAACACTATGACCTTATGATAGCAAATGCAATATATCAAGGCTTTACTCCTGAACAAGTTAAAATTGTTAACGATATAATAATTAGACCTGACTTGGCATATAGTACAAAAGAGCATATTAGGTTGCAACCTTTTGCAAATAAAAAATTAACCGGAATAACTTATCAAGATTTACGTGATGACGATGATAAAAGCATGTCACTTAAAGAAAAAGAAGCTATTTTGGGACTTAATATTTTGGAAACATCTATTCCTTTCGATAAAGAAGATTTGTCAGAGCCTGATAAAAAGGAAGTACTTTATTATTGCAATCAAGATGTCTACGCGTCAATGAGACATTACAAGGAAATCATTCACGAGTATACAATGACTAAAAAAGCTTTGGGCGATAAATATGGTATTCCTGAAAAAGTTTGGCGAATGAGTACTAATGCTTCACTTATTTCTAAAGTGCTTGGAGCAAAGCGAACGTCTTTCGCAGATGAAGAAAAAGTAGAAATTGTTTTGCCGACAAAGATTAAAGCCTATTGTGAACAAAATGTACCGGCTCAAATATTAAATAAGCTATTGACATCCCAAGAAAACTGGGAAGTTAAAGCATTCGGTAATATTGTAAGTTATGGTAACGGCGGTATTCATAGCGTATATGATACAAACAGAAAAGATACGCAAGCATTATATGTAGAAAGTGATGAAGATTATTGCTTAGTTAACGTTGATGCGGCGTCTTATTATCCGTCAATACTTATACAGTTTGATTGTCTTAGCAGAACTGTTGAAGATAAACAAAAGTTTATTGATATATACAATGAACGTATTGCAATTAAGCATAAAGCCAATCCTACAAAAGAGGATGAGCAAGTACAAAAAGCTCTTAAACTTGTTTTGAACACAGCTTGCGGTGCGTCCGGTAATAAATATCTCGATATGTACGACCCGTATATGTGTACACGTTACTGCCGACTTGGTCAAATCTTTTTGACTGCGCTCGCGTGTAAGATATATAATACAATTACAAGTGCTAGAATTATTCAAACAAATACAGACGGTATCTTGGTTTATATTAGTCGTAACGATTTGGATAGACTTCAAGCTTGCATGGATGAATGGACTAGAGTTTCCAGTATAGGTATGGACCGTGATGAAGTTGCAAAAATATGGCAACGTGACGTTAATAACTATTTGTTGGTTAAAACAAGTGGTAAAATTAAACGTAAAGGCGCTTGGCTTATGGATGATTTTCATAGACCTGGTACTGTTAAGTATGGTCCGCTTGACGCGTTTATTTGTTCCAAAGCTGCGACAAAGTATTTAGTTGAAGGAATTGACCCGGCCGTGACATTAGTACAATGTAAAAATCTTAATGACTTTGCAATAACCTGCAAGAAAGGACCTACTTATTTCAAAGTTGTACAAAGATTTGCAGACGGCCACGAAGAAGAGCTCTTTAAGTGTAATCGTGTTATTGCCACGAAAGATACATTCCTTGGAAAACTGTATAAAGTTAAGCGCTATAAAGGTACTATATCTTATGGTGCAATGCCCGATACTCCGGATAATTGTCTTGTAGTTAACGAGGCGTTAAATAGTTATGATTTTAAGGAAATTAAAAAGCACTTAGATTATACCTATTATTTGCAGCGTATCGCAAATATGCTCGATATTCCGTGGAAAGAATTGTATCATAATGATTTGATTGATAATAATCAATTTATCTATGAATAATGAATTTTAATATATAATGGAGACGAATTAAGATAAGTCTAATATAATTAATCGAGATTAAAATATTATATATTAAATGGAGGAATAAAATGACTATAATAACTGACACATATATACCCTATGAATTCCCGAACAGAATAGAGTGCTTAAAGCATATTGAGCAGCGTTGCCACGGTATAAAAAAATCATTAAGGTTCATAGAAATGGATAACGAGCACCTCGATTTGAGATGCCCGCTATCAGGAGACTACATCACCGTTGTCGGTGAACAGGAAGATTTAGATTGGTTACACGCCGAGCTTACAAAGCGGCGATGGTACAGGACTAATTAAAGCCTTTCTTGTTATTAGTCGCACGATACACATTATTGATATTCAGACTCTTGAGAGTTTGGAACATCGCTTCGGTTTCGGCGTAATACTTTTTGCCGGTCGAAGTATAAACATAAATTTTAGCAATCTTAGCGTTGTCCTCCATAATACGAGTGATGACGCTATTTTTTTGCTTATCTGTCATCTTGCTATAAGCAAGCTCAACAAATTTTCCAGTTTTTTCATCTTTTACTTTATA